TAGATTTCCATCGTCGTATCAACGAGGTAGATGTCTATGCCGAACAGCAACGTGTCGTCCTTGTAGGCGTAGTAGCCCTTAAAATCGATCTGATTGAACGTGAACATCACGTAGCCGTCCACATAGACCTTGACCCTGCCGTTGTAGATCGCGAAGTCGTAGGTGTGGGGAGTCATAGCTGGATTAGCACATTGTTGATTGTTCATTGGAGTAGTTCGATGGGCCATGCGGCGATGATTGCGTCTATGACACGCAGGACATTCGGGCTTCCGCCATGTCCGGGATAAAGCTCTGTTTCTAAGGCTAGCTTTCGCAACCCCTCAATCGCCGCCAGCGTGCTTTTCCATCCAGCTTCGGCAAGTAGGTCTATTTTTGTAATTAGAGCACCGCCGCTGCGACACAGTTGCAGATAATCTAGGTTGGCTTCGCACTTAGACTCGATGAGTGATAGGTGTTCGGTGGTGGTCACAGCGTCACCCCTTTCACGGATGCGAATAAGGTCTTGAGGTTGGTTTCGTTCATGGTTGCTTGGTCTCCCTCTGGCTTATCACGATAAAGAGGCTCGGCACACATTGGATAGTCTGCTGCGCCATATTTATGGAATCTTCAAGGCTTGTCTTGCTGTCCATGTGCATACTAAGAAGCGAACTCGCTAGTGCCATTACCGCACAGTTCCAATCGTCCACGCTTCGGCTACTGATTGACTCAGCTAGAATCGGGTCTAGCTTTTGGCAGATTTTCCTATACTTATCTACGTTGAAGTTAATTTTTGGTATGTTCATGGTTGTTGTGTTTTAGCTTGTTCCTTCGCCAGCCGTGCTTCGATTACCTGCTTCCTGCGCCCCTCCTGCATCTTTGCAGCCCATGCGAGGCGTTGTTCCTTTGTCATTTTGCGCCAGCGGATTTTCCCTCCATCGGCGTATGCTTTGACTTTCCAGACGAGTTTGCAGCGTGGGCATTTCATAGGTGTGGACGTAGGTGATATGGCACTTTACTAGCAAGGTCAAGAAGATTTATTGAAAAAAGATTTGACGGATAGAACGGGCATGGCAGTATCCGTGCAGATCGCAAGCCGGAATCAGCGGAGCGAGCAAAGCACTGATGCCTTGGGTAACTAGGGCTACAAGACAGTTGAAACCCAAACCGCTGATTCCGGTTTGGGTTTCGTTTTTCTAGGGACTAGCATTTCAGCACTCTCCTAGAGCGGGGCCAGCGTATCCGGCCTCTTGGTGGAAGCTCCAAGCGTGTAATCGGGCGGGGTTCTATCCCTCGACTATGGAACTAACCTGAGAAGGACTCCCCGACGAATGGATGGAGAGGGCTGGGTATCACTATCACTTCCCTCTTAATGTTGATCGGCGCAAGCTGAGAGATTACAGTCAGCCCCACGAAAGCAGGGCAAGCGTAGGCAAAGTCAGACCATCGCGCTAGGACTGTTGAAACTGCATACCGTGGCTCCTTTAAACCGCGAAGCTCTTTCAGTAATCTTCTTTTAGTAGGAGATTGCTGCACCCGTCTCACCATAACCCGCTAAACCCTTCTACACCGGATACACCTGCTGCCCTGCATCCCTATAACCCTGCTGCACTTCACCCCGATAAAAGGTATTGACGTAATCGTTAAACCCCGTAAAAGGTTAACACGTATATGGGATTACCGTTTGACATCTTGACCGGGGAATTGACTGATGAGCAGTTGAATGAACTGGCTGACGAGCAGCTTCGGCGTGAGCGCGAGGATCGGTTTCTTGCTGAATTGGAGCAGGAACGTGAAGCGCGATCTGCTGAACCTGTGTTCTCGATCTAACGTATGCCGTCACTTGCTGAAACGCAGGCGAAGGACAGCATCGGGTTGCCTCGATTTGAGGAACAGCGATGCGGCGCAATGGTGAATCATGTCAGGAAGAATCGGCTACTGGAATCGGAGCCACCCGACTGCACCGGATGCGGTATTGTGATAGCTGGTGGCGGGAAGTATCTGTCATGGAGTTGGGTGTTATGCCGAAGGCTACGGGAATTGGGGTGCGAGTTGCCGATACAGGTGTGGCACATAGGCGAGAAGGAGATGCCAGTATGGGCCGCGAAAAGTTTTGCAGAGATGAGGGTAGAAACGGTCAACGTGTTCAACGTCCTAAGGAAGCACATGGTTCGGAAGATGAGCGGGTGGGTGTTGAAGAATTACGCTGTCACGCATAGCCCCTGGCGTCATGTCATGTTCATAGATGCTGACTGCTTTCCAGTGGTGAAGCCGGAAACGATATTCCAGTTGTGCGAAGGCAAGACGTTATTCTTCAATGACGTTAAGCCGTGCCATCCGAGCCGCTGGGGATACACCTATTGCGGGTTGCTGCCGGATGTGGAATGGGAAACCGGGCAGTTCATAGTGGACAAGGTTGAGGGGTGGATGGGGTTGCGCTGGACGGGCTGGTTAAACGAGCATACCGATGTTTGGTTTAATCTTGGACACGGCGACAAGTTCACGTTTGAGCTAGGCTTCAGAATGTCGGGAGTCCCGATAGAAATTGGGGATGCCCCGAAATGGGGTGGATTCGGCATCGCGCATAGCTACAAAGGGGTTGCCGTTTTCGAGCATTGCATGGCTACCAAGCGCGGCGAGTTTCCGATGTTCCCGTGGTTGAAGAATCTGTTCAAGGAATGGGATGCGGTGAGTTTAGGGAAGCAAAAGTAGCTATCTCCCGCTATATACACTTCGCTGCTGCGTCCCATATTTCCCTGCTGGATTGACTTTCTTCAAGTAGTCCTCCGGGTTGAACGGCTTGGCTTCCCGCTTTTGCTCATACCCCGCAAGCCCGTTGCGCATTGCCAGATGGATCAGCAGACAGGCGGCATCAGCGTGATCGGGTGAACGGCGAATCCGTTCTTTCATGTCCTTCTTGCGCTCAATCGTCATGCGCTTTTTCTCGTCTGTGCCCATTTTGCGGGCGCATAGTTGCTTGGTGACGTTCGATTGACTGTTCATCCCGCCAACCGCTCTATTCATTATCGCGAGACGGGTAGTGCCCCATATCTGACACACCATGTTGGCGAACATCTCGCGGGCCTTGCGCTTCTCGCCGGGAATCACGATTCGGTTTTCAGCGATACCGGAGAACGAGATCGCGTGAACGGTGAGGCTGTAAGACTGCTCACGGGCTTCGCGCTCGATGTGCTGCAAAAGGATACCGCCATCACCCGTAACGTCCAAGGCGAGTTCGTGGCAGCTTCGGCTACGGCATTGTTCGACTACCTGCTTTGCAATCTGCACTTCAAAGGCTTCTTTTGATTGCTTTGGCACAAGCGCAATAGCATCGCGCTCCAAGGCAATCATGCGCTTGTAGCGGGCATCAATGTCGTCCTCATGCCTGCCGGAACCGATTTTTCCGAATTGAATGACACAGGGATCGCCTCCTGCGCGGAATCCAAGGTCGAGTCCTGCAAGGGCGGACAGGTTGTTGTCCTGCCAGTTGATTTTCTGGAATGCACCGCAAGACTCCATCAGCTTTCCAGAAAGAACCTTATCCGACACATCTACGGAAGGCGGAAAGCCGTAGAACTGCTTCCAATACATCGGCGCATCCTCGCCTCCTGCATCCGATAGAATCTCTTTGCGGAAGTTCTCGTTCATCAGGCGCGGAAACGGCATCTTGCCGGGTTCCTTGAAGTTTGGAGACTTCGCGCCGTTGAAGTAAAGGCATAGACCGGATGAAGTGGGCCAGCTATCCATCGTATCCTTGTCCAGCGATTTCCAGCCATCGGGATACTTATCACCGAAAGGTGCGGCATCAATATACATCGGGTCGCCTTCTTCGGGTGCATTACCGAGTCCGATGAACTGCGAGAACGGGTTCGTGTTCAAGTTCACGCGAGCCGTCAATACGCCAACGTCCATAAACGGAAACTCGTCGCAAATCCAGACTACGTGTTCGTTTTTACGTCCAACGATGGATGCGACTACGTTCTTGCCCTCCTGCCCCGGCTTGATGTTGATGCACTTGATAACGTCGCGGAAATCCCGCTCCTTCACCCCGTCCTCATCGCGCACTTCTTCATCGAGAGTAATCAGGTGGAGGGAATCAATGCGCTTGCCGATTTTGAACTTGTCAGCCTTGTGCAAGTCTTTCACCGCACCCCATGTTCTCGACTCGCCTGCTTCCGCTGATGTGGTGGACAGGAATACGGATGTGTTAAATGGTCGCGCCTTCCAGATGGTGTAGGCGTAGGCGGCTGATGCTTGGGTTTTGCCCGATGAACCGCAACCCATGAGCAGCAAACGGCGCGAGAAGCAGAACCCTTTTGCCATGCGGAACAGCCAATGGTTGAGGATGCCGTCATTCTCAAACTGAATCGTCTCCGGCCATTGCTGCATCCAGCATAGGATCAGGAACTCGTATTTCAGCGGGTGCTTGTGCGGGAGTGCGCCGAATGTCGCCAGCAGGATTTCGTATTCCGTCGCATCCCGCCCCTCCTGCCGCCGAACATCCGGCGACAGGAGTTGCATTTGCTCATCGTAGAGCGATTCAGCGGCGGCAGAAGGTCGCCAGAGCTTTGTGATGCACGGTATCAAGCGAGTTTTGGATACTTGGCATCATAGACCATGTGAACGAGTTTGCGCAGGGATTTTCCGTTGGGATTAATGCCGATTTTGAAGGCTTCGGCTGCAACACCGTCCAGCCCCATAGCCATGATTTGCTTGAACTCCGGCGTCATCTGCGGGGCGATACCCTTTGGACGAACACCAGGGGCAGGGAGCGCGGGATGAGTCGGCGGCGGGGTTGGGGCGGCGGCAGGAGCTAAGGCTGCGGGCGCGGGTGCTTCATAGAACACGGGTGCGGGTGCAACCGGAACTACGGGCGTAGGCGCAGGGTCTAATTTTGTCGGGGCAACCGATTTCTCTGCTTTCGGAACAATTGTTCCACTTTTCGTCTCCGGCAGCGAAGTCGGCCAAAGGATTGAGAAGGTTCCCGGCGTGAATGGGGCAAACCATGCACCCTTGAGACTGTTCAAGAACTCAATCCAGCTTTCGGGTTCGTAGTGGTCGCTGTGCTGCGTCACCTTCATGTTCGCGGCTGGCGGATTCTTTACGAAGTCACCGAACACACGCTGAAAAGCGGATTCCTGCTCAGCGGCAGTCATCTTCTTGTAAGCGTTCTTCACGGATTCCGCTTTGTCGAGAATCGCGGCATCCAGCTTGAGCTTGTAGTTTTTTGCGCCTTCAAAGTCGAGACGGCCAGCGCAAGCTGTCATCGCGTCGTTGATGTCGCGGATAGCTACATCATGCTCCTTGGCGGCAGCAGCGGTATCTACGAGGACAGCAGGACTGAATACCAGCCACACGCCCTCCGTGTTGAGTTTTTTGATTTCCCGTGATGCCGTGGCTAGCGCGGCGATGTCGGGTTGAGTTTGAACGAGTAATATGATATTTTTCATGTGAGGCGGGAAAAGTGACAAAAAAGAATACGGCGGTCAAAATGTTATTGACGGACATGAAGTAAAAGGGTAATTGCGTAATAAGTGAGCAAGTTGCCTACATACGAAGAAAAGCCGATCCCGACAAGGGTTCCGATTACCAGCTTCGGGGAAATCATTGATCCGCGCCTCGCGCTGACACAGTGTAAAAGCGGATTCTCGTTTGTGGTGGATACGCACAAGTTTCGGCAGCGGGTTATCGGGTATGCTCGCAGACTTGGCATTGAAGTGAGAACCGCGAAGAACGGCACAGGAAGATTCGACATCTGGCGTATATGAAAACCACTTGGACGCACAACCACTTCAACCTTGGCGACAATATGCTGTTCCTGCATCTGCTTCGCTCGATTGCGAAGGCGCACCCCGATCATTGGTTCATCCATTTCTGCAACGGGTGTCACTTGGAGCCGCTACGCGACATGGTTCGGGATTTACCGAACATCATGCTCGATTCATTTGATGCAAGGTCGCTATGGGACAACATCAAGGACGTTTCGATTGATACATGGAAGAACGCAGGCGCGGGTGAGGGGAAGCCTGGGTTTTGGGAGCGCAGTCAATTCCGTTGGGACTTCTCCAACTTCTACCTTGAGCATCACGAATGGACGGCAAAACGGATGGGCTTCAAGTCGCCATTTGTGATCAAGGAACATTTGTTGTTCGATTATCCGGGGTTGGAGAATAAAGGTGATAACGTGTTCGACTTCCTCATCATCAACTCTGAGCCATGCAGCGGGCAATTCGGCCCAATGAAACAACACGGCAGCGGGTATCTCGATGAGCTGATTCTCGACTTGGCAACAAGGCATCGCGTGATTACCACGAACAAGGTCGGTAATCTGCCATGCACCCGCGCACCCTTTGTCGCTAATCTAAGCGTCACGGAAATCGGGCAAATGTCATCGCGCTGCCAGCATCACCTTATGGTCGCATCCGGCCCGATGTGGCCGACAATCAACACGCACAACAATCACAACAGAAGCGGCAGGATGCGAATTGCGCTGCTCGATAACGGGGAGCAACTAAATCTGCCGGAAATCTATCAATGCGCGACAGTGGATGAAGCGCGACAACTCTTATGCAGGGAAGGACTGTTATGACATACAAGGAATCGCTCACAAATCAGATGAACTCGTTCGCCCGCGATCCGTTTGCCTGCTTTGTCGGCTACGGGTTGCTCAACGGCAAAGGGGGTAACGGCACGATGAAGGAAATCCCGAATGACAGGATATTTGAAACAACGGTAGCCGAGAACCTGATGATGGGCATGGCAATGGGACTCGCGTTAAAGGGGCTTCGGCCAATGGTGATACTCGAAAGATTCGATTTCATCGGCAACTGCTTTGATGCGCTGGTCAATCATATTGATAAATCGGCAATCATCAGCCGTGGTCAATGGACTCCAGGCGTAATCGTTCGCGTGGTTGTCGGGAATAGCCGGAAGCCGCTGTTCACGGGCGCAACTCACACACAGGACTTCACGGCAGCGTTTCGCAAGATACTTCGGATGCCAGTGTATCGGGTTACAACGCCCGACGAGGTTGCTGCGGGATACGAGGCGGCAATTGCAGATCAGAAGCAGAATCGCAGCACGATGATCGTAGAACTGAAAGACAATCTATGAAAGCCGCAATCCTGACACAACTGAACTCGCCCTTAGAGATATGGGACATTGAACACGCACCAACGTCATTCGGCAAAACCTGCGCCACTGGACAGGTGCGCGTGGAAATGCTGATGAGCGGCATCTGCGGCAGCCAGCTACAAGAGATTGCAGGCAACAAGGGCAACGCTGCATTTATGCCGCACTTGTTGGGGCATGAGGGATGCGGGATTGTCCGCGAAGTCGGGGCTGGTGTTAATGTTCAACTCATCGGCAAGAAAGTCGTTTGCCACTGGCGCAAAGGCGAAGGCAGCGATGCCTATTTGACTGCACGCTACGACACGAAAGACGGCAGAACGATTGGCGGCGGTCACGTAACCACGCTCTGCGAATCAGCCGTGGTGAGCCGTAACCGTGTTACCGTTGTTGACGACGATGTGCCTATGGAGCTTTGCGCGTTGCTCGGATGCGGACTCAGCACGGCACTAGGAACCGTGGAACAGGAAGCCAAGTTGAAGTTTGGCGAGAGCATCCTGATCATCGGGTGCGGGGGTGTGGGGATGAATCTCATACAGGCAGCTAAACTATCTTGCGCATATCCGATTGTTGCTTGCGATGTTAATGAAGATAAAAGGTCAGCGGCAATGTATAATCAAGCTACACATTATATCAACATCAGTGAAGCATTTAAGCATCCGGTGGAAAAGTATGACGTAATCGTGGACACAACGGGCAACATTCAAGCGATTGAGGACGGGATACAGCGGCTCGCCAGCGGCGGCAGATTTATTATGGTCGGGCAACCTAAGCCGAGGCAATCCTATCGCGTGTTGTCTGCTCTCGATATGTTCTACGGCGAGGGAAAGACGATTATCGCTACGCAGGGCGGCGGGTTTCGCCCGCATCTCGACATCCCGCGCTACGTGAATCTCTGGCGTGCGGGGTTGCTGGATTTGACGGGAACGATTTCGCACAAGTTGCCGCTGGAACAGATTAACGATGGAATAGACCTAGTTCGCAACGGATTGGCTGGACGAGTAATGATTTCTCTACGATGAACCTGCATACCAAAGAATCACTGATCGCCTTTGAAAACCGAATCAAGGGGCTATGGGAAGAAGGGGAACTGCCTTCCTTGCTGCACCTGTGCGGAGGTAACGAGGATGAACTGATCGAGATTTTTAAGCGCATCAATCACGACGATTGGGTATTCACCAGCCACCGCGCCCATTATCACTGTCTCCTAAAGGGGATGAGCGAGGAACAACTAGAAAAGGAGATACGCGAGGATCGTTCCATGTTCGTGTTCAGCAAGGAACTGAAAATCTATCAGTCGGCAATCCTTGGCGGCACTTGCGGCATCGCGGCTGGCGTTGCTGCCGGAATCAAGCGGGCAGGCGGGAATGAACGGGTGTGGTGTTTCCTCGGTGACGGGGCATACGAGAACGGGCATCTGTTTGAGGCCGCGCTATACGTCACAGGGCATGAACTGCCATGCACCTTCATCATCGAGAACAACAACAGACAAGTGGATACCAGCATTAAGGACAGGCGCGGGGATAACTCGCTCGCCTTCTCCATGAACGCGCCATGTGTCGAGGAATACTACTATCAGCCGACATATCCTCATGCGGGGAGTGGATGTAAATCCATCATCACTTTCAATCGAACCACGCCGCTACTATGACGGATTCCACGAATTGCAGCCTTGTTTCAACTGACGGGATAGCCAAGTTTTGTGTATCCAACGGAATACCATACTCAGGCAGCGATACGGGTTCTTTGAGAAGGTATCTTAAAGAGTTTCCAGACAATGACTTCATCTTCGTTTCTGGCCTATCCGACTCTACTATTCCAAATGATTTTCCAGAGGCTTCTTCTGTTATTGATAATCCCAAACTAAAGCTGTGGTTTTCCCAAAATTGTGTATTAGGACACCCGAAGCTAAGACAGATACCGATAGGACTAGACTACCACACCTTATCAGAAGGTCGCGCTGAACATTGGGGGCCAAAAGCTACGCCTATTGAACAGGAGAAACAACTTTTAAGCATCAAAGAAAAATACCCGCCATTTTGGGAAAGGAAAAAATTAGGCTTCTGCAACTTCCATTTCAGCAATAGAAGAATACAGGACAGACAGCACGCATGGAGTCTCCCGGAAAAAGAGGCATTGGTTTTTCAAGATGGGTGGACTTCAAGAAAAGATACGTGGACTCGGATGTGCGAACACGCCTTTGTTCTGTCTCCGCATGGAGTTGGACTAGATTGCCATAGGACATGGGAAGCGTTGGCGTTGGGATGTATTCCGATAGTGAAATCATCTCCGTTGAATCCATTATTTGACGATCTTCCTGTTTGGATTGTAGAGGAATGGAGCCATGTGAACGGGTTCAGAATGGAGCAATTTATAGAAAGAACCAAGAATCAGGCGTTCAATTACGAAAAGCTTACACTTGGATACTGGACAAACAAAATCACATCAGAAACATGAAAACGCTCATCGGAATAGTCTCATACGGCAACTTGCCATTCCTGCAACTCGCTGTGCGCGGCATTAAGGAAACGCTGACAAAGGATGCCGATATTTTAGTGGTGATAGCAGACCCGAAGGACTTCAACATGGAGCATTGGTTGTCGGCTGGCATGATCAACCACATCCGAAACACTGAAAACATCGGGTTCGCCGGAAGCATCAACGACATCTTTGAGTATGCGTGGGTGAAGGGCGATTACGACAACGTGATCATCATGGGAAATGACGTTATCCCGTATCCCGGCGCACTCGATGCCATGATTAACTGCGCGGAAACAACCGATTGGGAATGGATATGCGCTTCACAGTTTGACTCGAAATCCCTTGTAGCCCGATACCCCGAAGCCGCGCAATACTTCAAGGGAGATACGCTAGAGTTCACCAACTTCGACGCAAGACCGTGGGAAATGCACAGGGATTTTCATGCACCACATATCGAAGCGGATTCTTTGAAAGACGTTCGCAATCTCGCGCTGTTCAAGCGCAGCGTATTCGACAAGACGGGATATGCCGATGTGAACTTCTGGCCGAACGCATATTTTGAGGATAACGACGCCGCGAGACGGGCAAACCTATGCGGGGTGAAGGCGTGCGGACTCAGCGAAGCAGCATACTTCCACTTTTGGAGTCGCACCATACACCAGGGCGAGAATCGGCAGCACTCCAAGTTTTTCGAGCGCAACCTAAGCCACTACATCCATAAATGGGGCGGGGCGGTTGGCGGCGAGAGCTATTCACAGCCATTCGACGGCAGAGGATTCCAGTTGTCACCGGAAATCTTTTTCGCGCCTGACATGAGAATCGCGTCACGGGAGCAGGAGCAGGCGATTATCCGGTATTGGTCAACGCTATGATTCCGAAAATCATCCATCAGATTTGGATCGGGGATAAGGTGATTCCAGAGAGGGAATCCGCTTGGTGCTGGGATATGAAAGCGTTAAATGCAGATTGGTCGCACAAGATACACGGCAACGAACTGCTGGAACGCTACGGGCAAGACCCATTTGTGAAATATATGGTCGCTAAAGGAGAGCGCATCGCGTTTATCACGGATCGCCTACGCGTGCTGCTGCTTCAAGAGGAAGGCGGAATCTACGTGGATGTGGATAGCCAGCCGATACGCCCGTTTGACTCGATTGACGTATGGAATCGGTTCGACTTCGTTGCGGGGTTGCGCTCGCCATTCCGCAAAGACGTAGCCCTTCATCGTGCCGTCCCTATTGTGGACAACACGTTTATGGCATCTGTTCCGAACGGCAGAATGATCGGGATTATCGCCGCGCTTTGGACACCCGCGCAGATTACTTCTGCCAACCACGCGATTAACGGTCATAGGACAGGGCTTGCAATTATTGAGAACTGCGATTACACAACCGCTTTACTCAATCAGCGTTACATATATTGTGAGCAGAAATATCCCGAAACACTGATATTACACGACACTCATAACTTAGGCTCTTGGACTAAAAACTGATATGCCACGCATCAAAAACAAATCAATGGTTCCGTCAATCCCGATAATTTGGAGGAACGGGAAACACGTTGTCGAATGGCGCACCGTTCACGAGACGTTCAATCAGTGGGTCGGCAAGGTGAATACCTACTGCACGGCAAACGGCATCACCGCACCGACAGAGGACGAGCTAGACGAACTCGCCTGCACCCAATTTCCGCATCACGTATGCACGGGAAACAGGAACTACCATGCGCCAGTAATGCACCGGAGCGGCGGTGGATGTCCTACAAAGACTTGTGGAGGAAAGCGATGATCGAGTTCCTTCTACGCATCGTCATCGGGTGTCTCGTTATCACGGGTGCATGGGCGGCGTGCGGGAAGGGCATGATCCTTGAGCCGATTGCCGATGCGCTGGAAGTGATTCTGCCGAAGTGGTTCTGCAAGCCCCTGTTCCTCTGTCCTGCTTGTATGTCCAGCGTATGGGGCACGACTGTCTATTTTTACACGGGAGGAAATGGTTATCATTACCCTCTCTACCTTTTCGCGCTTTGTGGCGCAATGCACCTGATCTCAATCCGCCTGCTCTCCAATGACTGACAATAATTCACCCGCTGACACAACGCCACTCAGCGTTCAAACCGTTGATTCAAAAGGCAAAGCACCCAAGCGTAGGGTAGCCACTACTACCGCTGCATGGTCGGCATACGTGAAAGCGCGTAACGCCAACATGAAGCGGGATCAGCGGTTCGCGGACATCGCGGGTATCTATGCAGGGTTTCCGCCTACGCCGCCAGCGACACAGGAGGCAAACGGGCAGGCGGATATGCCCAACATCAACACCAAGCAGTTTCAAGCCAAGGTGGACACCTACCGCTCAACGTGGATGGCTATGGCGGCACAGGGAGACGGCTATGCCGAAGTCATAGCTGAACACGACGACTCGATGGAGGCTGAACGTCGCGGCAAGGTTATCACGGAAGAAATGAACTCGGCAATCCGCCGCTGGGACAACTCTGATTTCGAGCAGGGGAATCAGTATATCCTAGAATCGGCAGCGCGGGATACACAGATGGGGCTATTCGGTATCGGCATTGCGTTCTTTCCTGATTCAGTGGATTTTCGGTTCAAGGTAATACCGACGCGCCGGGTGCTACTGCCAGAGGGCACTCGCCTCTCGATGGACAACTGTTCGGCAATGTGGATCGAGGATCAGATTTCAGTGACAGACCTTTACGGGAGATGTGGGATGGCTGGATGGAACGAGAAAGCGATTCTGCGCAACTTGTATGAACACGTAGAACTGACTTCGCAGACAAGCCAGCGCAGGTTCACGTATAGCGAATGGGTCAATCAGATTCGCAACAACGACACATGGCTTTTGAGCGAGTTCCTTCCGATTCGACTGATTCATATGTTCGTGAAGGAGTTCGACGGCACGATCACGCAATGCACGTTCACGGATTTGTTCGGAGAAGGTCGCGCCGATGAAACAGCAAAAGACGAGGACGCAAGTTCATTCATCTACGAGAGAGTCAGAATAGCGAAACGCTGGCAGCAAGTGATAGTTCCGTTCGCTGATAATGCAGGGCCGGAAAACGATTGGCACGGGGTCAAGGGATTTGGCGATCTCATCTTTGACGGATGCCACTTGAACAACCTGATGTTCAATCGTGGTGCTACGGGAGCCGTGCTGACGAATATGCTGATGTTCAAGGGAATGTCAGAGTCGGATACGCAAAAGCTGGATCAGATCACCCTATCGAATCTCGGCATCATGGCTCCAGGGCTAGAGATGGAGCAGCAACGGTTTCAAGCAGACATCGAAGGTGCGCTGTCTATTGTCGGCATGGGCAGTCAGTTGATTGCAGAGAACACGCGCATTAGCCCGCAGAACGACAAAACGACAACAGGGGAGCAGCCAACAGCAACACAGGTAACAGCGGATAGGGCGGATAGGGCGCAGTTCTCCACGTTGCAGATTATGGTGTATCGCTCAGTCGGACTCGATGTGCTTTTCAGCGAGATGTATCGCAGGTTGGCGCAACCCGCGAGCAAGTATCCCGAATCATGGGGTGGCGGTGAAGTCGCCAAGCGATTCCGTGAACGATGCGCCAAGCGCGGGATTCCAGAGGGCGAATTGATGGATGTGAAGTGTATTCGCGCCAACCGCAACATCGGCAGCGGCGACTTGTCGCTCGACCTGATGAAAGGCAAGGAACTCATGGGTGTAGCAACTCCCGGCAGAGGGCAACTGAACGCGAGGAAAGAGATTGTAGCCGCGCTCAAGGGAGTGGAAATGGTATCGGCATTTGTGGAGGAAGAGCAACCGCAACCCGGACAGAACCAAGTGCAGATTGATAACGAGAACAGCCTGATTCAACTCGGCCAAGTTCCGATAGCCTACGGATTCCAAGACCAAGAGCAGCACGTATCGAAGCATCTGGAATTACTATCGCAGGCATCACAGGTCGTTCCGCAAATCATGGAGCAGGGGATCAACCCGCAGAATCTTGAAGGCGCGAAAAAGCTGAATAACCTCATGGATGCAGGGGTGCAGCATATCGGGCAACACGTTCAACTTATGGCTTCGATTCCACGCGCAGGGAATCAACCCGCGCTCTACGAGCAGATGGTTGCCGCAATCACCAAGCAGCTACACAACCTGCAACAGTTGAGCACATCGCTGGCGGAAGATATTCAGAAAGCAGACGTTCAACAGCAGCCGCAGGCATCGCCGGAGATGATGAAGGCGCAACAGGAGATGCAGATCAAGCAGGCGCAGGCGCAACAGGATATGGCGTTGAAGGATCAGGCGCATAAAGCCAAGCTCGGCAATCTCGCGGTGACGACACAGGCGCGGACGCAAATGAAGCTGGCGGATCATCAGCTTACACAGGCGCAGAAGGATGAGCAGAAGCGGCAGGACTTGTTTCACGAACAGGCGCAGGGTGCGCAAGACCTGACTTTTGGAGTGGCGCGGGCGCAGCAGGACATGGCGATCCGGCAGGAGGAAGCAAAGGCTACAATCGAAACCAAGAATAAGGAAGCAGCAGCAAAACCTAAAACCAAATGACAAAGAAAGAACTCCATTCGCACATCGGCCCCAAGGTCGTTGAAATGATCTCGGACACCACGTTCGCGCACATACTTGAATGCGCCCGTGAAGAAATGACGAACGTAGGCGCAATCACCGATCCAACCAGCATCATCCGAAACGAGGGGTATATGCAGGGGTGGCGCGGCTGTATCGCCTTCCTCAAGAACATCGGGAAGCTCAAAGCGGAGGAAGCCCCAAAACAACAGACACAGCTTTACGCCGATCCAATTTCAGAAAACCGCCCAAAACTATAATCTATGGAAACTACAACCGAAACACCAGCAAAAGAAACCACACCCGTAATCCCTGCCGCACCGCAAGCGGAGGAAAACAAAGGCCCACTCACACCCGAACAGGTGGATGCCGTAGTCGGCAACCTGCTCAAGCCGAAGGTATCGAATCTGCCGGAAATCCAGAAGCAGAAGCCAGCCGCGAAGCAGGACAAGACGAAGGAGCCGGAAGCCAAGGTCGAGAGCGATGCCGACAAGAACTTTGCCGCGCTCCGCAAGAAAGCAGAGGAAGCGGAGAAACGTGCAGCAGAGCGCGAAGCTGAATTGACTAAGGTGCGCGAGGAATATGACACGTTCAAAAAGAATCCTGTGCCGAAGGAATACGAGGAAAAGCTGACAGCAGCAGAAAAGCGGGCGCAGGAGTTGCAGGCGAATCTTCGCATCGCAGACCTTGCCCGTGATCCAGAGTTCCAGGGCAAATACAACAAGCCTATCGAGGCATCCGTGCGCGTGATGAGTCAGCTTTTCACGGAAGCCGGGGCTGATGCCGCAGAGATCAAAACGGCAATCGCTACATGGAACGAGGAACAGTTTTCGGATTGGGCTGATATGCTTCCAGCGGCGAAGCGTCTGCGCTTCAATGCCGCCTATCAAAAGGCAATCGAACTCGATATGCAGCGGAATCAGGAGTTGGCGGATTCCGAAAAAACATGGACGGAAATCCAGAAGCAGCGGCAGACGGAGGCAGAGAATAATCAGAAGCAATATTTCTCATCGCTCAAGGCTGAACGCAATTCCGTGTTTGCGGAGATTGAGGCATCGCACAAAGAACTCTTGGCCGATCCCGATATTCGCAGGCAAACGGAGGAAATACTAGATCGCGCAATCGGCGCAGACGGCAAGGGATTATCAACCCGCGATATGCTCACCAGCCTCGCGCATACGCATACTTTAGCCCATCACTTTAAGCGCGTGGACGGCGAACGCGCAAAACTCGTAGAGGAAAATGCCGCGCTGAAGGCGAAGCTGGAAGAACGGGATACATTCATCAAGGGCGTCAATGGCTCTATTCCTGTGCCAAGCGGTTCTGCGCCTTCGCAGAGTGCGGCTGATGTTGATTCGATTGTTGGAAAACTTCTGCGCCCTTCTGTTAGGGTGTAGAAATAATCAGCGAAAATAAACATTGACGGTCTGCTGATATTCTGCTTTTACAGAAACCAGCGTAGCCCTTTCTTCACACCGAAGGGCGAGCTAATTGAGTTTCTGATTCAGCCGTTATGAACATCAGGGTAGTCCGGCAACTACCTCGGAAATGAGATTGGAAGGGACGGCCCGCAACCGTCACAGGTGAAAAACTCAACTCACTTAACCAACTCATTTATATGTCAGAATCCGTCATTGGCTCCATCGGCTGTTCAGCCGACATCAGTAATCACTTCTCGCTCGCGCAACATTATCTCGATCCTATCTTCAAGCGTCTCAACGGGCGTCAGGGAGTTTGGGAAGGGATGATTCCTAACGGCGGGCGTTTTCCCGTTGGATCGGGCTTCTCGTCCCGTGTCACCACACTCGCTCAACAGCGTCTCGGCTATGAGGACTTGAACCTCTGGCAAGACATGGTGGGCTTGCAATCCGATTGCGCCGTTACCTGCGACCCGCCTAACAAAGTGGTGAATCCAGGCAACGCGAATCATCAATGGTATCGCCTGATGAACATCTCCTACAATACGCAACCGTATTGCTTGGAATCCATGTTCGCGGCATCCCTTTCGCTCGATCAGCAGATTGAGCAAATCTACAAAGACCTCATGTATATCCGCTCGGATGTCATGGACGAGTTCTACCGCAACAATCAGGTTGGCCTTTCCGCCTTCCGCTGGATGGGCTACGACCCTGCCAGCAATCAGGCTGGTTCTCCTGCCCTGCTGAACGATCAATGGCGTTTCGCTACGGATGCCAACGGCAACGTGGACACGACCTACATCATCCTCGATTCCACGGTCAACCCGAACAGCATCTCGCTGCTCTCGACTGATATTCTCAATCGCGTCCGTAACTACGGCATCCCGATGGGAACCTTCAATCCCGAAGGCGAAATCAAGCTCCTGACCGATTACGAGACATTCAGCGCATTGCCGCTGTATGACACCAATCGCCGCGAGGACAACCGCTACCGCGCACCCGTCACGCTGAACCCGGACTACGTTGCAACCACTTCATACGCCGGATACAAGCTCAAGAACGATTACTTCGCTCTGCGCTACAACTGGACACTCACTGATCCAGCTTACCCTGCTGGCGTGCTCAAGCGCGTCTATCAGTGGAGCAACCGCGCAATCAGCGAAGGCTGCTTCTCGCAAACCAATCAGGAATACGTGGATGCTGATTTCAGCCTGCACATTCCTTGGTCGGATATGGAGTCAGTCTTTGAGATGCAGAACGGCGAACAGCCGCTCTCCGCTGGTTCCGGTGTGAACTTCGCCGCCGCTGCCTCTCCTTGGGATGGCACATGGCGTTGGATCAACGAAGTGAACGAAGTCACCCCATGCAACCAAGACCGCAACAAAGGTTACTGGCGCATGGTGCTCAAGAAAGCCGCGAAACCCCTGATGTTCGGTCAGCGTGGTCATGTGGTTCTCTCACGCCGCTTCCCGCTTCGTGGTATCACCCGCTCCTGCGCAACGCTGCAAGTCAGCACCACGGGTTCGGTGGATTGCACGAACAACTGTCCTGCACAGGACTTCTACCCACCAGCCCTTGTCGAGCGTTATACGTGCGGCGGCTGGAACGGCGGTGGAACCTGCGCATCGGCCTAGTCCTTATCATCCAAACCCCGCTGCCGTCCATAGCGGCAGCGGGGAATGGGTCAACTCTAAAACTATATGGCACTACCAACCTGCAATCCTTGGACAAGCAATACGGTGCGCGACAGCCAGCAAGTCGCCGCCTGCAAAGAAAAGAGCGCACGCGCTGGCGCACAGGAGCTACAAGATGTCACGTTCCTGCTCACGGTTCTCGATTCGCTTCAACGCCTTGCAGTCATTGGCGCGGAAGGCTTTCAGAACTTGTCCGGTTACAACCAATGCGACGGCGAGGATAACGCCCATAACGCATACGTTCAACTCACAACCCTGAGCGCACCGATACAGGCGAACTCCGCAGAATTGAAACAGATGATTCTCTGGCAGCTTGCCAATCCGATGTGCTCGCTTGGAGCATAACATGGCACTTCCTACTTGCGATTGCGTCAAGACACAGACACCGAATGAAGTTCAGCAGAGCATCTATTGTGCGCTGCTTTCTCTCATTGCCGCCTCTGGCGGGGATGTCGGTTCTGACGAATACACTTCTGCTCCTGCTCTCGTAGTAGCCAGCGGATCAATTCCAGCCGGGGTTCTCGGATGGAGCATTACGGCCATCTCCGGCACAGTCACCGTCAACGGCACATCGCTTGCTAACGGCAACACGGTGCGCGGAGGCGGTTACGGTGGACGCACCCTTAAAACTGCAATCGCTTACACTATTGCGGCAGGAAGCGCACTTGTGAGCTACGACACACCAAGCTAATGCCAGCCGAAACCGAATACAGCCAGATACTCACGTTAGGGACAGGAGTAGAGACAGGCATCCTCGCCCGCCCCATCTTCGCCACGACTGTTACGGCAAATGCCACCACGACGCTTACTGTCACAAGCGCGAGCACACAGGAGGCGACAGGCTCCAATCAGCAGAATTACGTTCTCCCGGATGTCACTACACTTGTAGTTGGTTGGGCAACAACTTTTATTAATAAGTCCTCGGATATTATAATACTGACTAGTAGCAGCACAGTCGATAACATTCTCAGACTCGCCAGCGGACAGTCGGTGACGCTGATTTGCCGAAGCATTTCCGCAGACACCACAGCGGCGGCTTGGGATGTGGTGGGACTTTCGCCTGCCTTGGAGTTCACCGCTACACTCGGCAGCAATCAGTCACTCACCTACAACACAACCGAGACATTGCTTTTCCAAGGTGCAGTTGGTTCGATGGCGAGCGCATTGGATGGCGACTATGGCCTATTTACCGCACCAAGGGCAGGGACAGTTCTATTGAGCGGGATCGTGTTTTTCTACAAAAGTGGCGGCACGGAATACGATATACGCGGGGATGTGTATTATAGCAAAAACGGCAATTCCTCGCAGGATTTAGGCGCGGCTCAATTTACTAGCAATTGGGCAGATGGGACAATCGGAGTGCCCTTTAATTTCCCGCTGACAGTGGCAGCGGGCGATACCGTTGTAATAGAAGGAAACTTACAAGATAATGCTGGCGGTGCTACACTCAGCGCATTGGAGGTTTCCAGTTGGACAGTCAAATACCTAACGCCATGAACCTAGCATCCTGTATCCAGTTTCTTTTCCCTAACGCCAGTCGCGATGACTATCGGGTTTCCAGTGTCGGCGGCGAGCAGCAAGTCACCAACTGGAATGTCGCCGCGCTCGGCGCGCAACCAAGCAACGAAACCTTGCTCGCAGCATGGCCGGAAGTCTTGTCGAAGCAGGAAGCGAAGCGAGTTGCCGCCGACTTGCTGGTGTCGCTCAAAGCAGCATACGCCAATTTCAGCGACGGCGGAAAATGGGCCTTTGGTTCTGCCTACGATACCGTAGTCAATCACATCCGCCGTGGCGACATAGCCGCTGCCAAGCTGACCGTGCAGATGATTGCCATTCCCTCCGAAGTGCCAGGAACTTCACCCAAAGAACTGGCAACGTGGACGGTGAAGAAAACTGAAATCCTCGCGCTGTTTCCATGACACTCGAAAACGCTTTGCTCGTAGCCGTAAGTTCCGTGACTGGCGCGTTATGTTTTCTTGCAAGGATTCTCTGGCATCGCAGCGAACAATGCGAGACTGACCGTAAGGAGCTTAGAAGCGAAATCGAATCAGTGAAAACTCAAGCAGGCGAGAACCACGGTATGCTAATGGCATACAGGATGTGCCCGAACAAGCCGTGCCCCTTCAAAGAAACCACAAAGCTATGAACAACTGGAAAACCACACTCAGCGGAATCGGAGCCGCATTGACCTCCGCCCTAACCGCAATCGCCGCTTTGCCATATCAACTCGGCGACGTTGCCACAATTATTCCGCCCGCGTGGAAAGCCCGCGTCGTGGTAGCTGGCATAATCGCTACGGTAATTTTGAAAGCTATCAACGCATCCGTTCAAAAAGACGCCACAAAATGAAGCCAAAACATTCCGCATTTTTCATCGTGCTCGCAATTTTCGCCGTGCTCGCATCGCTCTATCTAACAAGCTGCTCCGCTATTCCGTATCGAGTCTCGCTTAACTACGGAGGTGCCAGCGCGTCCTATGACGGCAAGCGCGTGCTGCTGGACGTGAATGGCGATGAGGTAGGTAAAAGCCTTCGTGGATACGCCAAGTGAACCGCGAGGAAATCCAAGATATTCAGCGCAAGATTGGCACTGAGCCGGACGGCTTCTGGGGGCCGAAATCTATTGCGGCGTGTCAGTCTTATTTGCGCTCGCTCATGCCCGTGCCGAACCCTTGGCCGGAAAGCGACCAGCGCAGTTTGACGGCTTTCTTTGGCGAGGCTGGCGACGAATCGCAGCTTGTCAATTTGCCTGCGCTGGAATGGATGACTTACGAAGGCGTGAAGGTGAAAACCATTCGCTGCAATCGGCGCGTTGCTGAGTCTTTGGAGCGCGTTCTTATCAAGGTTTCTGAGATCGAAGGATTTCAGCCGATTGTTTATGACGGCTGCTATAACAACCGCCCTATGCGCGGCGGAAGCACTCCCTCATTGCACGCACGCGGTGCAGCGATTGACCTATTGGCAGACACGAACGGTAATCTCACGGCTTGGCCCGTGGCGGCAAGGATGCCTTTCGCAGTCATGGAGGCATTTGCACGCGAAGGCTGGCTATCAGCAGGGGCTTTCTGGGGCAGGGATGCCATGCACTTTCAGGCAACCATCTGAGCTTGCTTGCGGTATGACGGTGGGAATCGTATTAAGTAACCCCCGTGCCACGAAACAAGGACTACACACCCTTCGAGAGCGGACGCTTCGACGCAAAATATATGCGACAGAGGATGGATGCGTTTCTCGACAAGCACCCCAAGGAACCCCGCAGATCATTCGGCGAGATCCGCCCCTCAAAAAAACCTGAAGAAAAATCTTGCCATCCGCGAGTCGAAGGCGGACGCGCCAGATCGCAATGAACGCGACAACTCCAGAGCAGGCAGAAAATGCCGCTCCACAGCCAACCGAAACGCAACCCGTAACACAGGAGGCATCGAACGGTGGATTGCCGCCATTGAGCGACACGCCGCTTGACAAGATCGATCAGTTAATGGCCGAGAATGGCAAGCCCGCAGAACAACAGGAACCCGCAGCCGAACCAACGACAACGGCACAGGATGCCGCGCAGACGGAGACGCAGGCAGGCGACACGCCGCCAGCAAACCCCGAAGCAAGGTCGAAGGTTCTTCCAAATCGGATAACCACCGCGCAATTCACTGATATTGAACAAGAGGCTATTGCCCTTGGAAAACAGTATCGGGATGCAGGGGAGGAAGCCCCGCCATTGGAAGATCGGATCGCCATCGTGAAAACGAGACGCGCCGAACACGCAGCAGCAAACCCACCTGAACCCGAACCCGAAGAAGTCTTAGGGGAAGTGGACATGGAGCTTGCTGAAGCGATTGCGGAGAAAGACGAACTGGTGAAGTCCCTTGGCATCGAAGAATACGATGCGAAAAACAAGCGGATTGCCGAACTGGAACGGAAAAAGAGTGAGGCCGAAAACGCAAAGACGCAAAAAGCGAACCTTGCCAATGACGCATTTACTCAGGCACGCAACGCGAGTATCGAGAAAGCGAAGCACATCTTCCCTTCCTCCAAAGACCCGCAGAGCGAGCTAGGTCAAGAGATTCAATCTCTTATCACCGAAATCCGAACCGATCAGCACCATCCAGATCGTTCCATCTTGTCAGCCACCAATGCGCCCGTCCTAGTGGCGCAGTCCGCAGCACAACGACTCGCCGAAAGACGGGCCGAAGCCAGCGGGCGCAGCGTGGCAGCGGAACTCACAGCGATGATGGAGGCAACTCCTTACCCGCTGAGAAATCAGGAACCTCGCCCAAATCAGGCAAAAATCACAACCGCAGGAGGAGCAGCGAGCATACCGCCCGCCGCAACGAATGCAAAAGCCCTTGATCTTAGTTCGCCTGAATCCATGAACCTCGCAGCAATCGAGAAGGCACAGCCAACCCGACGCCCGCAGGGATTCTTGCTCAGGCAATAAGTAGAGGCACAAACACTCAACTCACTCAACACCAATGAAACACTCATTCAAAAACTTCATGTTTGCGGTCATCGCCGCATTCTTCTCGGTTCCCGTCATGGGAGTCTCCTACCCCGTCATCAACGCCACCACGAAAGCCAACCTGACCGACCAGACAGCGGACATTCAGGAAGAGTTGTGGTGCCGTAAGGTTATCCTCGGCGCACAAGCCATGTATGATACCTACCCGCTCGCGGATGGTTTCATGGGCGAAGGCGATGGTGGAAAGGCCATCATCAGCATCACCGACACGGAAAAAGTGGATGGAACCACCATTCACATCCCGACTTATGGCGGGTTCGGTGGCCCCGGCTCACAAGGCAGCGCAGACCGCATCGGCAACGAGCAGAAGATCCAAGTCGGATCGTTCGACGTTAAGATTGGTCGTTACTGGTTCGGCGTTGGCTACAACGCTGTTGCCCGCGACGAAACCATGATCAACGGCAAGCTCGACGGCATGATCATTGACGGCCTCCGCGCCCTCCATGCCCAAAAGCGCAACGACGACATGATTCGCCTCATGCTCGCCCACGCCGACGCGAACTCGCGCAACTTGTCCTTTACCTCTGGTGGCCCGTCCACCGTGGCAACGATCAAGACCGCGCATTACGTGGACACCGCCACGATCTCCAGCGTCCGCAACAAACTCAGCAGCCTTGGATCACTTCCAATGTCGCTCGGCAAGATGGACTCAGGCGGCAGTCGCCTTGAAAAATATATGTTCTTCTCGACCCAACACGGCCTCGGCCACTTGGACTTCGAGAGCGCATATCTCCAAGCGCAGCAGAACGCCAACGCTCGCGGCAACGATAATCCTGTGTTCGCAGGCAACTACACCGATTGGTCAGGTGTGGGTATCTATCGCTGGTATCAGAAGGATCACGGCAACCGTGGCCCGATTGGTTCCTTGCTCGCTCCCCGTGGCTACCTCGCCACTGGCCTCAATGACGGCGCAAGCGGCGGCGGCGATGTCACCTTTGCTGGAACATCGGTTGGCGCGAACGCTATCACGTCAGCGGATTGGGCAACCACCGCAGTCGGCGCAGACGCGAACAACGCGGCAGCTTCCTTCAGCCTTACCCTTGGCGGTTCGGTTGCGGCAGCGGCAGTCACTCCGACGCCTGAATACACACGTTACTTCTCTAACGCACCTTGGACATACCATTGGGGCGACACGATTGCAGCGGATACGTCCACGGCACGTTACGTCATGCTCATCCATCCTACAACGGGTGCATGGGGCGTGTTCAAATACACCCACAATAACGGCAAGGTCATCAAGATCACGCACAACGTCAAGTTCGGCACCTCTGGTGAGACAACCGATTGGTTGTTCCCAACAGGTTCGCTGGTTGTCGAGTGCAACGTGCTCGGCGTGCCAGTTGGACGTTCAATCGCCTTTGGCCGCGAAGCACTGATCAACGGTGTGGGCACCATCAACGGCTCGAAATCGAGTCCGAAGTTTGGTCGTCGCACTGAGGAGCACCGCAACCATGACCTCGACCACGCCATCGGCGCGGAAGTCGTGTGGGGCGCGGCACTCATCAAGCGGGCCGACACGGTGGCTCCCGGCTTCGTCGTGGTGAACTCCGCTATCCCTGTGGACGGCGCACCAGTCGTCAGCTAAACCATTCAAGCAGAACCCCACGGAGGCGTAACAACCTCCGTGGGGGAACGCTTGTAACACTCTATGAACAAAATCATCCTCGTCCTCTACGGTCAGCCAAGACCTTCCATGCCTACTCTGGCTGGACGCTCTGGCAGGCAATACTCACGCGCAGTCTTTAACGTGAAGGAGCAACGCCACGAAACGCAACCCTTTGAAATCGAATACTTCAATACCGTCATGCTTCCCGACTTGGCGAAGATGGCAGGATTCGGGCTTTTGAGTTGGTTGCCGTATATCGTCACTGAGACAGAGGCACCGAAGGAAGAACCCAAAGTGGAACCACTGGTTCCTGATTTGACCGACGCATTCAAGGATTTGGAGCAAGAGGCACCAGCCGCAACCGAAGAGGCTCCAGCCGAGACACCCGCCGTGTCTGAATACGCATCGAAAACATTCCGCGAACTGCGCGAGATTGCGAGGGCAAAGGGATTGAAAGTCAGCAACGTGGCGAAAAAAGAGGACATTATCGCCATGCTGTCCGAACCCGTGCCAGCGTAATTACCAGTTCACCAATTTCAAACACGGCGGCATAGGTCAAACCTACGTCGCCGTTTCTTTTAAGCACCATGCCAACTCTCAAGACCATCGCCGTAGAACTCCTTCGAGACTTCGGCATCACCACGCTCACTCCCGCCAACAGCACGGACAACACCAACATTCGCGGGCCGAGCACGGGAGACTTGCAAGCAGTCTGCAACGCAATCAACGGAGCCTTGGAGGAGATATGGTGCGCGGTGCCTGCCGAGATTTTCCAGCAACGCTACGGGGGCGTCCTTCGGGAGCCAGCCACCGTGAGCGTCACAGTCACGCAATACTCCAAGACCGTCACGATTACCACTTGGGCGGATTGGATGACGGGCTGCACCGTTGCCCTAACGGGCGACTCGATATACAACGAGATCGCCAGTTCCACGGCACTCGTCAAACCTTACATGGGCGCAACAGGGACAACTACGGGCACGGTGTATGCCGACTGCATCCCGTTCGTCACTGGAGCACTCACCGACAGCGACAAGATTGCGCGTGTTCTACCGCCTATTCGACTCGCAGGCTACGGGAATCTTCGGCCAGCGGGTTCGAGGGTTGAGTTTCTTCAATGGAGCGGGCTGCTCGACGTGACCACACCGCACACGCTTCCAGCAGGGACACAGACCAGCAACTTCAATAAACAGACAGGCACGCCGACGAGCTACTTTGTGGATGCCATGAACCTTGGCAATGCCAGCTACACAAACCTGCTTCGAGTGAACCCGATGCCGACCTCGGCAATGATGGTGGAGTTCAATACGATGATCAAACCGCCCGTGTATGTTACCACGGATATTGACAACGGAGATCACGCCACAGATCCAGCCAAGAACGTCATCCTGCCATTCTCGTTGTTCTTCCTCACAGCCTTCGCCAGACGCAGGTTGTGCGGTGATGGCCGATTCGTTAATGTAGGGGCCAAGGACGAGATCAACCGTCAGTATTTGAAGGCATTGGAGTCTCTGGGCGACCTCAAGCCTTCGATAACGGCGGCACACTCGATGAGCGCAACCCCGATATTCAGAGGATCGATGAGCGCAACCCCGATATTCAGAGGATAACCCATGTTCGGCGACACCAAAGACTTCGGCCAAGCACTCCCGCAAGACAGGCAACTCCGCCCCCATGTAGAGTATCCCACGGCGAACGTGGAGGACTTGATCATGGTGGAGGACGTGCCAGTGGACGGGAACTACGTGGCCCTTTACCCCGGCCAAAACCGCCAAGGCTACACCAACCTCAAACTCGTATCTGAAAAGGAATTGGCAGGCACGGGGGCACAGCAGTTCATGCGAAGGATATGGGCGACAGACAGGCTGGCGCAGGACGCCTACAACGCCGCGCTCAAGTATGCCAGCGCATCGGCCTCGCACCCGATCTACATCCGTAAGTCCACGATGATTCAGCCGAACGCCTTGGCGGATCTCGCAAAGACCGCAGGCAACCCGCTCGACACCGTGATCGGCCTCGCCATCACCGCAGGAGGATCGGGTTACACCACGGCCACGCTCTCGTTCTCAGGTGGAGGCGGCACGGGCGCGGCAGGCAAGGTTCAGCTTCGGGGCGGAGTGGTTGTGGGCATCCTCGTCACGGCAGGCGGGACAGGCTACACGTCCGCGCCGACAGTGGCCGTAGTGGGCGACGGAACCAGCGCGACAGTAACAGCCTACGTTCAGGATCAGACGGCCATCCTCATTGACCAGAGCGCGGTGCCGACAGAGGGGCCGATGGGGAACCTGTTCTACGATGTGACGCGGGTGTATATGACGCTCCCCGGCCCCGTTCTCACAGCATGGAAGATCGACGGCGAGACGCAGACGGCGGTGAAGGTGGACACGCAGCTTGTGGCAAAATCGGCCTCTCATTCCTACGTGAATCCAGACGGTTCCACGTCCACAAATACCTACGCGACAGTTCCACCGACGCAAACCAGTGGCACTCTCGTCAAATCAGCGGGCACGATCACCTTCGCCTCGAACTCGAATAACGGCGACACCTTCATCCTCCTGACGCCGAACGGCACGTCCACCACGTTTGAAATGGACAACGATCACGTCACGGGCGTTGCGAGTAGCGGCGGGGTGGTGACGTTTTACGACAATCCAACAGCAGGAACCATTTTTCTCACCACTCATGCTGGAATAATGCACGTATTTGAGCTTGTAAATGGGGCGGCGACATCGGGCACGCAGGTATCCATCGGAGTTACGAGGGAAATGACCGCGTTGAACTTTGCGGCGGCGGTGAACAATAACGGCAACTTCACGGCCACCATGCCGAGCAGCTATAATTCGGTAACGATCTCCCGCGTAGCGACAGGGGCGGACTACCAGACGATCATCTTCGCTCCTCTTCAAGTGGAGACAGCGACGGCGGCGGGAGCAATATCGGGAACTGGAAACCTGACCGTAACTGTCACTGGAGCCGCGCTCACGGGTTCGCCTATTGCGTTGTCGGTTGCCGTTCTGAATGGCGATAACCCCGCACAATGGGCAGAGAAGGTGAAGGACGCCATCAACGCCAACGGAGTCATCTCCGCCCTTTACACAGCCACCCGTAGCGGCAACGACATCATTCTGAGTGCCAACTCCGCCGCCAGTACCGGTCACGACTCGACGCTCAACATCGCCTTGGCGAACGGAAGCTGCACGGGGGCCACCAACGCACCGACCAGCGCGAACACCACGGCAGGACTCATCGCCAAGACCAACTTCAGCGGAGGTGCAACGGAATCGGGGCTGACATCGGGCAACACAGCGGTAACTATCGGGGGCAGCAAGAACGCGAGCGCAACCGCACTGGCGGCAGCATTCACCGCATCGGGCTACTTCACAACTTCGGTCAATACAGCAGGCGTAGATCCAATCATCACCGTCACGCGAGTAGCCTACGGAGCGGGCAACCTCACGATCTCTGGAACAGGAATCAGCAGCGGGCGGGCGACCACGACCAACTTCGTAGGAGGCGCGAACCTCCCTGCCACAGTTGAATACGAACCACTGAGCACAGTCCACGGGCAGCTTACAACGGTTTCCCTGCCAGACTTCGATGACATATCCCGAACCGAATACGCAGACGTGCAATACGAGTATCCACGGATCATCACAGGCATCTACTCCACCGCTCTCGAAATGGACGGCGGACAGGTCAAGGTGACGACTCATGTTGTGGCGAGATCCAACCGCAGACGGACGAAGCAGGCGACGACGACCATCACCTACAACACTTTCGCCAACCTAGCCTACGACGCGCCGTTCGACCCCGCGTTGATCGACATCATCTATGATGGCTGGTTCATCAACCTTCGGGAGCAGAACGTGTGGCTCGAACAGAACACGGCGATACGTTTCAACACCAATTCACAGAACCCGATCTATGGCTATGTCGGCGAGACGTTCGTGAAAGCGGGCCAAGGGACATTCCCGACAGGCACGAAAACAATCTCCTGCCGAATCAGACCGTGGAAGTATGGCCTCTATCGGAAGGAAGTCACCACGATCTCGATATGACACCCGACGAGACAGACCAGTTGATCCGCCAACAGATCCCGACTGAGACGGCGGACTCGATACGCCGCATCGTCCCGCTGGAACCGAACTCGCCTCCTCCACAGCCGAGCGACAGCAGCCGCAACCCGAACGACGCGCAGCGACCACCCCGCGCCAAATACGATCCGCCCTACATCATGGGCAGCACGACCACGGGTAGCGGGACGTTCACCGCTGATCCGTTCACTTGGGGCGACACCAGTAGAGCGGCACAGTTAGGGCCGTGGGGCGGCGATGCGCCACCAGCCGATCCGATAACCGTTCGCACCGACACTTGGCACCGCGACAGACCTCCACGCGATGCCAGTGGGGATCGAACATGGGGCGTGAAGTGCGACCTGATCCGATATTACGAGAAGGCACAGGGAACATCACCCGAAACCTACCGCACCTACATCTTCGAGCGGCAGGCAGTATTCGATGCACAAGGAACGCCCGTCTATATTACAGGCGAGGCGTTGGTGAACACTCAGGAAGTGGCCGCGCTGCCAGAACCACCGAACCGCCATCCATTCGAGGCATATTGGACGGGCCTCACCTACTATGCCGACAAGCTCGACGTGTATCTCGCCTACGGATCGGTGTGTGACGGCACCGACACGCAGGTTGGAGTTGATCTCGTAGCTGGTGACGACACGCTGAACACCGTATGGCAGCTTACCGCTTCCGAACCATTGATCTACCTCAAGACCATCTTCACCGTAGCCACGGGCGCGATTGTTTCATGCACTATGTATCAAGGCCCGCTCACGGAACTGCCAAACAACGGCGGAGTCGCGCCTTTCTATCTCTACGAGGACGGGCCGAGCGCAGGCACTCAGAACACATGGTATCATCCGCTCGTTCGCTATCGTGCATCACGATTCGGCAAGAGCGGCAACAGCGCACAGCCCGACAGCGGCGAAGAAAGGCCGCTCGGAGGAATGGAACTCTGGACAACCAACCAACTCACGAACACGCATCTTGTCGCGCAGCAACAGTGCATGAAAGACAAGGCTGGTGTGACGCGCACGGGATGGAAACTGGTGCCCGGCCCCGGCGCACTCACTGGATTCGGAGCATAATATGGGCAGGCTCATCAACGCTTGCGGACAGACGGTGGACGGCGGAAGTTCTGGAACCGTTGCGACTATCTGTGATTGCGAGTGTGAAGGGTGCTGCTGCCAGTATTTGACGTTTGCGGTGGGGAGCGGTTATGGAGTGATCACAATAGACGCTGATTGGATTAACTTCGATGGCGGTCTATTGCGCTGTTTGGGAACAATCGTGGACGGGGTTGGCACTTTTTATATTACGACTGTGCTGGTGTGGATCGAGTATTGCCCGCCCTTCCCAAATGATTCGGTTGTTTCGCCGGATTACTCGTTTTCCTATCCTGCCTACGGCACTCCGATAGAGATTCCGGCTCTGTCTGCTCCGCTGGATTATTGTTTAACGGTCATCCTCTACGACAACAATGGCATTGAGCGCACCCGCTGCACGGTGAGGATACTCGAATGAGTTGCGGCGGCTGCATAGGAACTGGCGGGAAAGTCGCCAACTTCACGAAGGCGATGGCTCGCGCTGCCAAAGCGTTTGCCGTGGGCGATCCCGTGTTCGTTTCAACGGACGAATGGAAAGCCCGTCTCGCCGTGTGCGGGAAGTGCGAGCACTTTCAAGAAGCTACGGCGACCACGCAGCCGACGTGCGCGTTGTGTGGTTGCGTCGTGAAGCTCAAGGCATGGATGGCGACGGAGCATTGTCCCGACAAGCCTCCGCGATGGGCAGAAAATAATTGAATAAATAGTTTGACGGTATGACGCGGGGTGTGCGATACAAGGTGTGGACAGTCAAACAACCCCTGTCCGCTTAAAACAAAACACACCCACAAAAATATGTCACGATCCAATCCACAAGCAGAACGCGCCCCTAATCCCGCAAGCCCATTCTTTTTCGAGTGGGGCGGCGGCGAAGGCATCCTCCGCCGCTACGACAAGAAACTCGAAAAGAACGTCCCCGTGCCGCTCCCCTTCGGCTTCCTTGTTCTCGACGAACTCAGCACGATCACTGGTTTCAACAAACGCGCCAAGACGGGCCTCTACTCCAACGAAGTCCGCGACGTGACAGCGAATCCCCTCGTCGTGAAGATTCACGGCCAAGGCATCATCGCCAACGGCCTCTACGCCGCCATCAAGGAGGAAGTGAAGCGCAACGGCGGACACTTCGCGTGCTCGACCTACATCGCTTTCCGCGAGACGAAGGACGGGCCACTTCGCATCGGCAACATCCGCATGACGACCTCCAGCCTCATGCCGTGGATCGAGTTTCGCAAAGCATCGGGCGAGGACTTGTTCAAGAAAGCCGTGAAGATGACACGCGGCGACCAGCAGACCACAGGAGCGAACGATTACTACGAGCCGAACTTCAAGCTGGTGGACTGCTCCAAGGAAAGCTCCGAGGAGGCAATCGGCCTCGATAGGACGCTCCAGAAGTTCCTCGCCGAATATCTCATCCGAAACAAGGCGCAGGAGGAGGCGCAGACCGAACCCGCTCCGCGCAAGACCGCGCCCACCGAACCAGACGTGGAAGAGGAAGCACCGCGCAAGTCTGCGGAGTATCCCGCCGATGCGGATCTGGAAGATACGGACGTGCCCTTCTAAAAAGGAACAAATACCATGCTCAAACACTTCAAATACATACTCAGCGGCGACATTCTGGATCGCATTCCTCACAGCCTCAGTGACGGTAGCGAAGGGCGACGAAACAGACTGCGGCAACTACTCGAACTACTACCCATCGAAGTGCAGGTCAAAATCGGGAACATCCAAGATTGGAAGGGACACCTGACGATAACGTGGAAGTTTTCCGCAAAGAAAATCCACCGAGAACTGATCGAAGTTCTTTGGGTGCATTTATTCGCAGAAGGAGACGACTCAGTAACCCATGAAGGATCTCCTGCCAAGATTGAGAAGGACGATGAGAACATAGGCGACCACTTCTAAACACCATGCTCAAACCACACACGCAAATCCCTCAACTCGACTGCCAATGCGTAGGCTGCGCGTGGATGCGGGCCAAGTCCCATTGGGACGGGGCAAAGCGCGACGGCGACTACTACGCTCGTATGCTCGGCCTTGCGATCCGCAATGATCGCGTGGCAGCAGGCAAGTCTCTGCGCTCAGTGGCGCGGAGGCTCGACATGGCACCGACCTACCTTTCCTCCATTGAGCGAGGCAAGATGACGTTGCCGAAACGACCACTCATCAACCGCATCCGTGCGGCAATCAAAACAGCAAAGTGAAAAACTGGACAGGCGAGCCGTCAGAGGAGCAACCGAACCCGTCCACCGTGGCGCGGTTCCCAAAGCATCCATCTGGCGGCGTGCCTGACAACGAATCCTCCCCCTTCGACGAAACCAAAACCACACCCAATGATAACAATACTAAAAGCAACAGCCCTCAAAGGACTTAGCTTCATACACAACCTAGCCCCATGCACCATATTCACGGGGCGCAACTTCGCGGGCAAAACCGCCCGATTCGACGCCGCCAGACTCGCCATCTGCGGTAAGCTGCCAGAACTCGGCGCACGTTCCAAGGACACGTTCGACCTTTCGAGCGGAACCAGCATGGAATGTCTGGTAGAACTCGACGATGGCAACACCATCGCCCGCTCCTACTGGCTGGAGAAAGGCACGGTGAAGTCGGACTGCAAGACGACGCTCGGCGACGACGACCTTGTGAAGCTGGCGCAGAGTCCGCTTCTCAATACGGCGGAATACTTCGCCATGACGGACAATCAGCGCATCCAGTTCGTGTTCCAGAACTGCCTGATGGAGTCCGAAGTGACACCGAACAGCATCATCGCCCGCCTCAAACGGGTGAAGCTGGATGAGACGACAGAGCAGACCGAGGACGCATTGAACGCACAGATCGAGGAAGTGCGCGGTGCGTTCAAGGGCACCGAAGTCGTGGACGGCATCACGAAGCTAGTGAACAAGGAGGACGGAGTGCTCACCACTGCCTTTACTCAATGGAATCGGCGGGCCAAGGACAGCGAGGGCACCGTCCGCATCCTCACTGAACTTAAACTGCGCGAGAACGAAGCGTCCGCCGAGACGATCCTACACATCGAGGACAAGATGAAGCACAACGCCACCGCGCTCGAATCCCTGCAACGCGAAGCTGGCGCACTGGCGCAGGCATCCGTGGCCGCGATGGAGCGTGCGGCACTGCGGGACAAGCTGAACGCCGCCATCAACCACCCTCGCCCTGCTTACGAGAAGGAGTTGGCCGAGTTGGATGTCCGCCACAAGGAACTGAGAAAGCTGGTCAGCGACGACCCGATGCCCACGGACGACCTCGCCAAGTCCTTATACAAAGTTTGCGTGGACACCCATGCTTCACTCAACACGGCCAAGAAAAAGGCGGACGAGGCGAAGTTTGAACTCGATAATCTGAAAAAGATGGAGTGCTGCCCGTTCTGTAAGAGTGTCGGCGAAGGCTGGAAAGAGACGCTGCGCTCGACCTTCGGGAAGCAATTCGATGAGAACGACGCAAAGGCCATCGAACTGACTGCCTACTACACCCTCAAGAAAAAGGAATACGAGAGCGTGAACATCGCCTATGCCGAGAAGCTGAAAGGCTGGCAGACCAGCGAGCAGGCCCGAAAGCCTCTGGTGAACATTGAGCGGGACATGGCGAACCTGACAGACGCGATCAAGCGGGACGAACGCGACAGGGACAACGCGAGGAAGCTACTCGCCGATTCGCCTGCGCTCGAAACCCCTGACAACGCCGACACCATCCGTGAGCGCGTGCAAGCCTACAAAGAGGAGGCTCAAACGCTACGCAACACGCGGGACATGGCGAAGAAACTCGCGCTCGACATCGCACGGGCCGCGCAAGCCGCGCTCGAACACAACGTCGCCGCCGCGCACGCAGCCGTCATCAAAGCGTTCGGGAAGGAACTCAAGGTCATCCAGCAGGAGATCATCAACGACGCTTTCAAGGGGATGCTCACGGTTGCCAACAAGGTAGCTGGTGACGTGCTGAAAAGTCCGCTGGCCTACCACGAAGGGGAGATTGGACGGTGGGAAGGCTCACGGTTTATCTCTCACAAGACCTTCAGCGGGACGGAACAGGCAATCTGCCATATCTCAATCGCCGCCGCGCTCTCAGCCAAGTTTCCGATGAAGATCGTGATGCTCGACGAGTTGGCGCGAGTGGACGATGCGAACACCGACAAACTTTTACACAACCTCGCCGCGTGCGTGGAGGACGGGACACTCGACCAAGTGCTCGCCATTGATCTACGCGGAACACCACGGGAAGGGTGGCAGATCGTAACGCTATGAGCGAGGAACCAGAACTGAACTTCAACGAACCGAGGGGCGATATAGTCACGGGAGTTCAGAGGGCAATCAAGAACGCCAAAAACGGCGGGGCACTAACAAGCGATCATCTATGTGTTCTGGAATTGCTCATCAGCCTTTGGGCGGAGCGCACGGCGATAAGCCAGAGGGATATAGCCAAGGCAGAACCCCGACTAGGATGCACGCGCCACGACATTGACTTTGTGGCAGACCCGAACGACAGCACGCTAAGAAAGGTGCGCCTTATCATCAGAGAGCTTCGCGTGACCCATAAGGTGCCAGTTTTATCATCCACAAAAGGCTACTTTCTACCCTCAACACTCCAAGAGGCAACGGAATATATGGACACGAAGGAGAGAGAGGCGAAGGCACGGGCCAAGTCTAGCATGGAAACATACTACTCAATGAAAACGACACTCGGAATCAGCAGTCGCTTTTTTGACTCAATCGAAGCCGACGACGAACCATGAACCCAACACCCCAACAACAAGCCGCGATAGACTGCGCTCAGAGGCAAATCTGCATCATAGCGGGGCCGGGGAGCGGCAAAACCGCCACCCTCAAGGAGCGCGTGCTTCACCGTAGCCTTCCCGCGAAGGAAGTCGTTCTGCTCACCTTCACGAACGCTGGAGCGAACGAAATGAAGCACAGGCTCGGCGACTACAAACCCCGCTTTGTCGGCACCCTGCACAAGTTCTGTTTCATGCTCATGCAGCAGTTTGGAAACCTCATTGGCTACCGCAACGGCACCATCGCCATTGTGGACGAGGAGACACGGGACGCGATGCTCGACGAGATCGTGGCCGAACTCGGCATGAAGAAACGCCTCACCAAGACTGCGCTGATGAAGCGGAGCGGGCCAGATGCCGCGTTGGTGTGGAAACAACTGCACTTCAGGCTCAAGCAGGACAATACTACCACCTACGATGGCATCCTCGACGCTGGCCTCGCACTGATTCAGACGAAGGAAGCGCAGGAAGCGTGGCGAGTGATTGACCTGTATCTTGATGAAGCGCAGGACAGCAGCGACGTGGATTGGAAGATCATCAAAGCCTTCCCCGCCATGAACCTGTTCATTATCGGAGATCCCGACCAGAGCATTTTCGCCTTTCGCGGCGGCAGGCCAGAACTGCTCACCGAGTTCTTCAACGACCCGAAAACCACTCCGATGCTGCTGGAGGACAACTTTCGCAGCGACATAGCTATCTGCTCGGTTGCGAACTGCCTTATCGGAAAAAACACGAACCGCATCCCGAAGCTACTCATACCGCTCTCGCAAGAGGAGGGAAACGTCACCGTGGACACTCACACGGACGACAACGCCGAGATCCGCTGGTTGATTTCACGACTCCAAGAGGAGCCGAACCCGAACGAAGTCGCTGTGCTCTCGCGCCTCAACAAGATCACCAACGAGGCTCGGTATGCGTGCAAGCAGGCTGGCATCCCGATCAACGAACCGCCGAAGAGAGGCAACGAACTGGAGTGGAACAAGGTGCTCGCGCTCGTCGGCCTCATGCTCGACAGAGGATCGAACCTGCTCGCAGAAAAGTTCCTGCGGTGCTCGATGCGGGCAACGGACGTGGCGCGGATGAAACTTCAAGCGATGGCGGGAGGGCGCACGCTCAACGATGTGGCCGCGATACTCCCTCACCGCGGCAACACCCCGCTCCTCGATGTGCCGCAAATCCTCGCAAAGAAAGGTGTCGGCATGGAGGAAGTGGCACTGGTGGTGTCGCGCATCGGCCTACATGAGAGCATCGCCGAACTCCTACATGACCTTTGGAACCGCGCCGAGTGGATCGAGCGCATCACAAGCGGAGTCACGTTCTCGACGATACATGGCAGTAAAGGCAGAGAGTTTGATTCCGTGTATGTGCTCGGCATGGAGGAGGGCACGCTGCCGATGCTGCGCGACAACACGCCAGTTGAGGAGGAACGTCGCCTCGCATTCGTGGCTTTCACCCGCGCCCGCCACTCGCTCTCGTTATCATGGGCGAAGAAACGGAGCCGTGAGTATGGCCCGCCTGTGTATGCGGAGCCGTCACGATTCATCAAGGAGGCACTATGAACATCCCCGCCACCCTAGAGGAAGCCATAGCGCAGATAGCGGGACTGACAAAAGAACGGAACGCGCTCTTACAGAAACATCGCCGTGTGTGCAAAGCGTGTGCGATGCTGGAGCCAGAGATCATCGCCGCGAACACGAAGCACACGCAACCGAACCTTGTTGAAATGACGAAGGCGCACATGGAAAAGACCTCTGAAGAACTATGAACACCCTCTACTTCATCTGCGGACTCTCGCTCGGCTTCTCGTTGTGCGGATGGATCGTTGCCGCCGTGATGCTCTGGAAAATCAAACACCTGCGCGACCAACTCCAGCTTGCGAACAGAATGATTGACAGGCTGGAGGGACAGATTGACGAGGATGAACCTTCAGACCTTGGCCTTAACTGATATGAGCAACGAGAACCCAAAAGAGGAACCATGCCTGTTCGACACTCAGACGGATTGGCAGGCAGAATGGAACGGTATGCCAGAGTTCGTGCAAGACGACCTGACTCCGTTCCGTGTGCTCAATCTCAGATTCCGCAACGAGAAGGACGTGCAAGAGTTCGCTCGGCTGGTAGGTCAAATCATAACACCGAAGCAAAAGGCGTTGTGGTTTCCGAAAGCAGAGCATCGCAAGGCATCGCATCTACGCTATGAATCCTAACTATCCCGTCTATATCGTCTCGAAAGGACGCTGGAAAACACGCCTGACGAGCAAGGCACTGGAACGAATTGGTGTCCCGTATCGGATCGTAGTGGAAGCGAGCGAGCGCGAGGCATACGAGCAAGCGGTAGGAAGCGATAAAGTGCTGGTGCTGCCAGAGGAATACAAACAGGGATACGATGCGTGCGATGAAGCGGGGGATGAAAAGGGGAAAGGCCCCGGCCCCGCCCGCAACTTCTGTTGGGCGCACAGCATCTATCTCGGTGCCTCAAGGCATTGGGTGATGGACGACAACATCGCTTCCTTCAACCGACTGAACAGGAATCTCATGGTCAAGGTGACGAACGGAGCCATATTCAGAGCGGCGGAGGATTTCTTTGACCGATACGAAAACATCGCACTCGCGGGCTTCAACTACGACTTCTTCGCCAAGGCAAAAGAACCACTCCCTGCCTACGTGCTGAACACAAGAATCTACTCCTGCCTACTGATAAACAACGACCTTACGTTTCGCTGGCGCGGACGCTACAACGAGGACACAGACCTTTCGCTACGAGTTCTCAAAGCGGGCTTATGCACCGTTCAGTTCAACGCATTCCTGCAAGAAAAAGCCACCACACAGACAATGGAGGGAGGCAACACAGCGGAGTTCTACGCGAAGGAAGGCACGCTGCCGAAGTCGCAAATGCTGGAGCGGCTGCACCCTGACGTGGCGGAAGTGGTGTGGAGATTCAACCGTTGGCATCATCATGTGGACTACACCCCATTCAAGCGGACGAAGCTGAAGCGAAAGGCGGGCGTGGTCATCCCCGAAGGCGTGAACAACTACGGCATGAAACTTGTGGAGAAAAACTGATATGGCATTCTACGACAAAGAACCTTCCGCCGAGTTCCGCCGACTGAACCCGCACATCTTCGGCCCGCCGCCCGCGCCAGTGGAGCAGGACGTGAACGAGACGAAGTGGGCGAAGGGCGAGGAAAAGAAACTGTCCGAACTCGTCTGCGCTGACCTCTCGCGGCGTGGCATCCCCTACATCAAGGCCCGAACCGACAAGGCGAGCACCATCCGAAAAGGCTGGCCCGACATAACGGCCATGCACAGCGGGAAGGTGTGCTGCGTGGAACTGAAGGCGAAGGGTGGGACACTCAGTAAAGATCAGCGTGAGTGCATTTCGGACTTGGAATCTGCGGGCATACCCGTCACCGTCGCGTTCAACTTCGACACCACCCTGTCCTTTATCCTTAAGCATCTGAACCCATGAGCGACGAACTATTCACCATTCCTCCCTCGCAACCTACACCCCTGCAATCCGCTCGCCGCGCATTGGCTGATGCGGAAAATGAACTTGCCGCCGCAATCGAAAGAGACTTGCCCGAAGGTGATGACGGCAAGAGCGAGATTGACGATTACGGCCGCGCCGTGAACCGATTCACGGAACTCGTTAAAGCCGAAGAACTGAAAGAACTTAATAACCGCGCTGTGCATACGCACCCGCCCGCGACTCCTACTTTAACTGGTGGGTAAAGCCGTCACGGGCGGCAGTTGCACCGAAAGGTGGCTGGCGCGACCTATTTACACATGAAAAAGAACCCAACCAACCACCACCAAGGCAGGCTTTACCGCTGTGCCTGCTGCCTCAAAACCGCCACCGCAACTGGCATGGTGTGGGTGGACAACGGCACCGAAAACGTGCTCGTCATCCGCTCCCACAAAGACGCATACCTCGACCTGATTCGCCGCAAGGATGAACTGCGCGAGTTCCTGCATAATCATGGCAGAAGGAACTGGCTACATCGTCTCTGGTGGGCGCGTTCGATGTATCGCCTTTCCCTTTACGCGCATGGAGATCCGAAAGGTGCGCGGTGGGCTGCGCTCATGTTCGCAAGTCCGCGCAAACTCGCAAACTTCATCGCCTCCAAGATATGACACGCGAAAACCTACCCACACGCATCCAAGGCTCGGCCACCACCGCGAGGAAGTGCGGAATCTCGGCCAAGGAAGCTGCGCGTATCTCCTACGAGCAACTGTTCGGCCCCCGCGCAAAACCCAACAAGGGCAAGCACGGCAAGGCAGGCTTCGTAACCAGACTAAAGAAATGAGAAAACTGATCTCCGTCCCTATCGCCATGTGTCCAGACCTTGCGGATTGGCTCACGAAGCAGGCCAAGCTCGCGGGCGATAACCGTTCCTCGTTCGTCCGCCGCCTCATCGAGCGGGAGAAGGACAGCGGGATATGTGAGCGGGTGCAACGTCTTGAGGAACAGGTGAAGGAACTGAGGAGGAAGCCATGAGGAAGGACGAACTGTTCGTGAAACTTGAGAAAGACATTCTGGCTGCGGTTGATAAATACCTATTCATAGAGGGGGCGGCGGATGTGGTGCCGATGGTGCTTGCTACTGCGCTTGTCGGCATCTTACAGGGATTACATAAGGGAAGCGACGAAAAGGCTCTCCAACAAGCCTCGGAACTCATCAACCAAGTCGTGAGACTATCCAAGAAATGATACTCCGTCCAGAACAGGCTCAAGCCGTCGCGTGGATTTCCCGAAAGCGGCGGGCGTGCATCGTGGCACCTGCGGGATCGGGCAAGACCGTCATCGCTGCGGGCGCACTCGACGCTGTGATCTCGGCCAAGGTGCGCGAGCGACCCGTGCGCGTGGGGTGGATGGCAAACACCATCGAGCAATGCGAGCAGGCCCGCCGCGCACTCGACGGGTTTCCCGCTACGGCAAACCTCGACGTGAAGATCCGCTGTGCGGCTGCGAATACCGATTGGAGCGACAGAGACGTGCTGGTTGTGGATGAATGCTTTCCCGCTGGAACGCTTGTGAGCGGGGCGAAAATTGAGGACATACAAGTTGGCGACTACGTTGAGACGTTCTGCCATGACACCGACTCGATCCAACTCAGGAAGGTGACAAGAACATCCAAACGGGTGACGCAAAGATTGGTGCGCGTAACATTCAGTGGAGGCGTGATATATTGCACGCCAGAACATCCTTTCTGGACGGGTGAAAAATACGAGAAGGCAAAAGACTTGCAAAGCGGCTCAATGGTGCTAAGACTCACCACGTGTGAACACTCAAAACTGCAAATGGTGCCACAAGGAAGTAACGCTCTTTTCCAAGTATCAACGGGACAGGGTAGTGAAGGGAATCGGGGTTTATTGTTCGACCCGATGTTCAAAGGAGTATCGCAGAAAGGTTTCGTCAGAAACAATGGCGCGAACAAATCTGAAGTATGCCTCGGAGCGAATGAAGAGGAACAACCCAATGCGGAAGAAAGAGGCGCGGGAGAAAATGTCTATGACGCTGCGGGCTATGGGGCATCGCCCTTTCGTGAGGGGAGGGAACGGACGGCCACCAACTGCGCCAGAAATGCGACTAGCGAACGCTTTGGGGTGGGCGATCTCGTATGCCGTCCCAACGGGAATCAAAAGGGGCAACGGATACCCAACCTGCTACAAGATAGACGTTGCTCACCCTCTTCTGAAAATAGGGATCGAAGTGGACGGCCTGAGTCACGGACTACTTTCACGGCAAGCCCAAGATACGAAGAAGGAGGAGCTTTTGCGTGGGCTAGGGTGGACGATGTTGCGGTTCAAGAACAAACAAGTGATGGAACATTTGGAGGAGTGTGTTCAGGCGGTGTTGTCTATAATCTCGAAGTTGAGTGTGAGCACAACTATTTCGCAAACGGTATCCTAGTTCATAACTGTCATCATTCCACCGCGCCTCAATGGGGCGAGTCCATCGCTACGTGCCTCGGTGCTGTGTGGGGATTCACCGCGACACCTGAGACAGGGAACGACGAACGCGACACGATGTTTCAAGACTTCTGGCGAGACATCCACACGATCTCCAGAGCATCCGTCATCCACACTCTTTCAAGTGCCTCGGTGGTGTGGCTCGACGCCTCGGACATCATGGCAGGGCAGATCGTGGAGGCAGAGACGGACAAGATGGTGCGTTGGCGTGGTAAGTTTTTCAAGGGCGACGAGGGGCAGTTATGGGGGCAATGCGCGTGGCTGTGTGCTGTGGAGCATGGCATCGTGAAGAATCAGGAGCGCAACAAGGCCGCGATCAAGGCTGCGCTCTCGCACTCGGAACCTACCCTTGTGCTCGTCAATCAGGTGGAGCACGCGCAATGGATGGCGGATCAGTTGCTGGGGGCGGTGGCCTGCTATGCGGCTATGGGTAAAAAGAAACGGAAGCAGACGATGGACGACTTTCGGAGCGGGAAGCTGAACCGTGTCGTCTCGACCTCGCTTTTTGATGAGGGTGCCGATGTGCCGCGCATCGAAGTGCTAATCATGGTATCGGGCGGGAGGAGCGAAGTGAAAACCATCCAAAGGACAGGCCGCGCCTTGCGTATCTGCGAGGGTAAAAAGGGTGCGATCATCTACGACTTCAAGGACACGTTTCACGGGCTGATGCGGAAGCACGCGCAAAAGAGGCGGGACATTTACGCGGAACTCGGCTACAAACAGGCATGAAACGCTCCCCTTTACGCCGAATCTCGAAAAAGCGGGCGAAGCAATCCGCTGAGTATCTACGGATGCGGGCTGCGTTTCTCGCCATTCATGCGTTCTGCGAGGCGTGGTGCCAGTTCAGAACTCGAAAGGCGCGACACATTCACCACATGGCAGGCCGAGAAGGTCGTCTGCTGTGCGCCTCCGAACACTGGCTCCCTGTGTGCGCCGAGTGCCATGACAAGATTCACAAAACGCACGTTGCCGAGGCTTATGAAAAAGGGTTCCTCTACGAAGCGAAAAGGTGATTCTACTGGGAATGCCGATTTTACTGGCCCAGTAAAAAGGCCGATTCCAGTAAAACGTCCCATCCGTCCCTTTGGCGTTGGTGTGTATTGGGTGCCCTCCAATACCACTTCGGAGGAATACCTTGTGGATATGTCCGATCCAGACTTCCCCTCTGGTCGGTGCAACTGCAAACACTTCGAGTGTCGGATCGAGCCGTCTATTTCGAGGGGGTTGCCTGTGTTGGATACGACTTGTCCGCACATCCGCCGCGTTTCGACGGAACTTTCCTTACGTATCCCTGCGAGCGTGCCGAAAGTTTCCGCATCCGTAGCTCGTTCACGGTCTTACATTGCGGACAATTCCATTTAACCAACTTGCCTTTGTCCACCTGTGCCAGCATTTCGCTGGAGGCGATGAAATCGAATCCGCAAGACTTGGAGCATGAGATTCGCGGGTTGCGTTTCTGAATGTCCGCCGCCGTCATCAGGCCAGCCTTTTCGAGCGCGGCCATCTTCTCGCGTGCTGCGCGTCGGCCCCACTCGCCGCGTGGAAGGCTCCCCGGCTTCGGTGGAAGGTGCGCGTTTCTCCGCACGGCATCGGTTTTCTTCAAGGAGCGGACAAGGCCACCCTTGCGCCCGATCTCGCGCATGGCGTCTCGGAAGGCTTGGCTGACGATGCGTTTGGGCTTCGGTGCGGGTGTCGGATCGGGTGCGTTCATGGTGTGCGAGCAAAGCGTCTTGAGGATTCCATGTCAATGCAGTTCCAAACCCATGCGCTTCGCCGCTCGGTTCAATTCCGCCACTGGCAACTCAGGCCAGATCACCCCCATGTAAAGTTGCCTGCGTTTCTCCACGTATTCATCCCACTCGGCGCGGCGTATCTCAGACGAAACCTGCGCCATGCGTGCGCGTTCGTTCAAATACCACCGCTCCCGCTCCTCTGCCTCGCGTTCAAGCGCACGCTCTCGTAGTGCGTGACTGAACGATTGCTCCTGTAAATGCCTGTCGAAAGTCCTCTCCTCCTCTTTGTCCTTCTCCATTTCCCGCTTCGCCCGCTTCAACCACTCCCGTTTCTGCCGCGCCTTTTCGTTGTTCGCGTCCCGCTGCGCCTGCCTGCCGTTCTCTCGGACACGCTCGATGTCAGCCAAAGTCGGCGGCGGGTCGGCCCGAAAGAAACGGGCAGCAGGAGGCAAACCTTCCTCCTGCTGCATCGCGTCCCAATCCTTCGCCCAACCTATGCGCGGTGTTTTCATCGTGAGCGGAGAGCGGCAAGGACTATCAGGGCGATGATGGACATGGTGATGATCTCGCTCATGGTTGCACCCCCAAAGCTGCGCGGGCAATGTCAGTGATTGCGTAGAGTCGCTGCTGCATCCATTCGGGGTGTCTGTCCATCTGCCCAAAGCAGGCCGCGCCCTCGCTCGTCATGCAATCTTCCAGCGCATCCCGCAACGCCTTGATCTCTGCGGCGGGATCGGCCATCCCCTCGCACGCATTGACGCACGCAACGATTCGGGCGGCGTTGTTATTTCCTCTCTGGATCGTGTTGGCGTTGGCCCGCCCCCCACCGTCTCTCATGGTAATTTCGCAAACGCTGACACCGCCAGATTTCGCGCCGATGCTCACGTTGTCGTCCGCATTCTCAAAACGCCAGACTTCCCAAGGTTCAGGCGTGTGAACGGGCGCGTCCTCCTGCACGATCTCGTAATCGGCCCATCCGTGCTGTGCTCGGCCCGATGTTTCGAGCGTAGAGATAAAGGCGATGAAAGCGGGGCGCGTGTTGTCGATCACGTAGCCTCCGAGTCTCGCCTGAGACTTCAGCGCGGTTATGGCTTCGTGAACTGTTGCGCCTTTTGCTGTGGCGGTTTCGAGTGTTTCGCCGTGTCTAACGGTCATTTTTATGGTTTTCATGTGGTGTGTGTGGTGTTGGTTTATTTGCTGTGACGTTCTCCGCGCATGAACTGCACGAAACGGATCGCGGCTTTCTCGTTTTTGAAGTTGGCCTCCGCGCCCGCCTTCCCCTCGGTCTTGCGGTCTGTTCTGTCCACTGCCCATTCGTAGCCGATGCTGGCGAGCGTTTTCCCGTCGTGGGTTTTGTCTTTGTCGGTGTTCCTGCGGATCGTGAAGCTCGGCACCGTGTAACGCGGGTGCCTGTATATCTCCCGCGCTCCAGACATGATGCGAACGATGCAATCCGCGAGGATCGCGCCCCCGCCCATGCTGCGGCTTGTGCGGATCAATAGTGCCGTCTTTTTCCATCCCGTAGAGCGTCCAACGGTGCCTATGGTGTCGTATTCCTCGCACCAATCCGTCCCCGTCTCGGTGTCTCCTAGAAAGATACGGATGCGCTCGCCCGTCCTCATGCAACGATCAAGGATCGTGACGACTGCGGGCGGGGTTGTGTCGTGGTAGTAGTTCCCATCTGCGCTGCGAACGTCGCGGAAAAGAACACCTGTCGGGCCTGTCCATTCGTGGACGGCTGGCGGGTTGCTTGGGTCAATCGTGGTTTGTGTTTTCATGGTTTTTAGCGTGTGGAGGTTGTTTTGCGGGTAACTTTGCGGGCGATGTGGAGGGCGAGTCGTTGCGCGGCTGGATCGCCGCTCTGCATTAGCTGCTTCAACGTCGCCGTGTCGCTGATGTTGTGAACGTCTTGGAAGTGCTGGATGCCAGAAGGACAATAGCCAAGAGCGCGAGCGTCCGCTACGGTTGCGGTCACTGTCTGACAGAGGCGAGCGATCAAGCGTGCTCGTCGGTCGGACTTCTTCGCTCTCGCCTGCTGTTCGGGCGTGGGGTGGGAGTCCTGCCAAGTCGAGGCCTCGGCCCGTAGCTGGCGGGCAAGCCCGCGCTCGGCATCCTCTTGGCTTTTGATGCTGTGATAGATCGCCTGCCCAAACATGGCGATCCAGCCGACGACAACGCGGATTTGTGCGCCCGCTTTCAGTTGCGCCCATGCAACGCGCCCGTCTGGATGGATGCCGATCAAGTGCAGGCCCGTGAAAGCGGAGATCAAAACGTGATCTTGTCTCTCGGCCAAGAGCGGGCACCACTCTGGCGCGAGTTCAATGATGTGTTCCGCGTTCGTCTTGCGAAATCGGGTCTTGTCCCCTCCGTAGTGCTCACCCTTCGTCGTCTCGGTGCGTCCTGCTGGTGTAGAGAGCACGGGGTTGATCCTGATCCTGTAATACGTGGTGCCGCTGTAAGAGTGCCCCACCCTTCGCGCTGCGGTGCTGCCGAACGATTGGCAGATCGTGCGGGTTGTCTCTGCCAGTTCGCGCCGTGCGACTGGAAGCGCAAGCCACTGGGATCGGGCGAGGCCTGCGGCGGTTTTGGCGATGCGGTAAGCGTCAAGCGCGGCGTGGGCGCGTTCGATGCTGTCCGTTGAGCGGGCGATCATGTGTCCCTTTTGCATTTCGGCCTCGTCGTTTGCGAGGGCGAGCGAGACGGCTAAGATCAAGTCTGCGGTTTTTGTGGTGTGTTTCATGGTGTGTGGTTTTGTGGTTTGTTCAGTGTGTAAGTTCCGCCGCGCTGCCGTCCTTGATCGCTGACTGCCACTCCTCAAGGGTGTAGAAATCCCCGTTGTCTGGTTGGTGTCTTGTAATCTGCACCCCGCCCTTCGTGTAGTAACGAAGCTGGAGCGCAATCGCGCCCGCTCGGTGAAGGATCGCGCAATCCAAAGATTCAGCGAGTTCTTTGATCGGGTTCGGTGTGTCGTCCAGATAGTCCGCGATCTCGCGTTGCACGTTCGCGTCCATATCCTCCGCGAGATCAATACGTGACACGCTGAAGCACGGATCGCCAATATGAAGCGCGTCCATGTCTAGGACGACAACGCGGGGTATTTCCGAGAGGTTGTGGTTGATGATGTTTGTGACGCAACCGCCGTGGACTACGACGAAAAGCGTGGGTGTCATGTTGCTCATGTTTTTGGTGTGTGGTTTTTGTGGTTACAGTGTCAGGTAATCTGGCACCGCTTCCGCCGCGAGCGCGTGGGGGGCGCGTCGGGCGGTGTGCGGGGTCAGGCGGCGACGGCGACGGGCGGGGCCAGCTTTGCGATTGCCTCCGCTGCCTCCTTCTCAAGTCTGTTCGCAGAGGCGCGGACGCGGGAGACCTGCTCGGCAAACGTCGCTTTGAGGCGTGCCACCGCTGCCGCGTGTAGCTCGGCGGCATCGCGTTCGATGAGGGCGCGGAGAGTCGGCACGATCTGCTTTTCGATGATCTCCTTTTCCTGCGGTGTCGGGCGATCTCCTCCGTTCACGTTGCAACTGGTGTAGTTTTGCCAGCCGCTCCCCACTTTGATCTCGATACGAACCTCCCCCATGTCGCGCCCGCGAATCTTGAACGTGCCCGCATTCGGCTCGGCTGCGGGTTTGCCGTATCCAGCATAAGGGGCGAAGCCAGCGAAGTGAGTGCGATCATAGTTGTCGGGTATCTCGTCGGCGGGGATCGTAAGGCTGCACAGATAGCACTGCCCGATGCCTGTGCTCGGCTGGTGGTAGCGGTCAAACAAGTTTTCCGCGTTCCTCCATCTGATCTCTCCGCTGTGCCCCTCGGTGTCGGGGTGTGGGTGTGACTGAGTAATGATCCAGCGCGTTGGCTGGACATCGCCCTTTTTCGTGCTGATGTTGATCATGTGTGTTTTCATGGTTTTGTTGTGTTTAGTTTGCTGGTGAGTGTGATTCGATTTCGTTCCATTCCGCCGCCTTGGTGATGGCGGGGCCGTGGATGTCCGTTTTATAGGCGACATAGATGCGCCCGCCGCTCGGCTCGCTGGTGACTACTGCGGGCGTGCCGTCCGTGAGTCGCACGAAGTCCCCCGCCTTGATCTTGGCGAAGTCGTCAGGCCAGAAGCCCGCCCCCTCGTTGATCGTGTCCGTGTGCCGCTCCAAAAGCTCGCGCAGTGCCTTCGTGCGCTCGGCGCGTGGGAACTGCTCGAAGCTGTCGGCGTGATAGGCTTCGTGATCGTCCGCTTCGGGATCGTCGTGCCATTCCTTGTTTGCCTTCGCAAGATGATCGGCGGCGTTATCTATCGCGTCCTGCAAGCGTTGGACGCAGGCGCGGATCGTCGCGTGCGCCTTGCTGTCGTTCTGCACGTAGAGCACAAGGTTATCAGCATCGAACGGCGAGCGCGTGGGGATCGTGGGTATCTCCTCCAGCTTTAGGTGCATGATGTGATCGTGGGTGTCGTAGAGTTTGATCCGTGCCGCTTCGGCGTCCACGGCGGTGATGGTGATCTTGTGGTCGGCAAAAATGCCGATGGCTCCAGCCTCGCGGCCTGCGAATTTGGCGTTGAATGTTTTCATGGTTTTGTGTGGGTTCTGTGGTTTAGCGGCTGCGGTGAAGAAACTTTTCAAGGACGGCGGGAGAACTGAGATCAAGGACAAGCGGGGCGCGGCGTGCGCGGATGTCCGCGAAGTCAATGCGCCTGCCTGTGCCCTCACAAGCGGGGCAGTTGTCGCGCTCCTGACCGCTTCGGCAGTTGCAGGCGTGCCCGTATAGGGCGGGCGTGTCGGTGAACTTTGTGGATGTTTTCGGCATTGTAGTATTGTGGTTTATTGGTTACGAGTTGGCGGTGTGCCTCCCCGCTCCCGCGACATCGTGGGGGCGATGCGCGGACGCGGTGCGGCTCAGTTCTCTTCTATCGGGCCACCCTCGGCCAGACGATCGGCGTAGTCGTTGGCGGGTTTGATGATGTCCTCCAAGCTGGTTGTGTAATCGCTGATAACGTCCCACCCATCATTCCCAAGGACGAGCGACACGGTGCCGATCCACTTGCGACCTCGGCAGACTTCGACGAGCGAGGCGTCCACGCTGAAGATGATGCCAGCCAACTTCTCGACGGTGCCCGATTGCGCGTCACCGTCTCCGTCGTCCACGCTGACCGAGTAACCAGCGGCGATCAATGTTTCGAGCAAGCGGAGCACGATGCTCGCCTCCATGCGGGCGCGTGCTTTGATTGCGGGGTGGTGGTTTTTGACGAGTTGTTCAATTAGTGTCATATAGTTAGAGGCTAAAGAGCCACCCGATCAAGGCGGCGAGTGTGGCGATGGTTGCGGCAGCAATGATCACTTGCTGCACGATGATCGTGCGATGGTAAGCGGCGAGGTTTGCCCGCCGTCTCGGTTTTGTTGTTGGTGCTTTCATAGGCCGACAAGATAGCGACCTAAGCGAGGGAGTCAATAAAAGATTGTGCGGTATTTTTGAAGTGCTAAAAAAGCAGCTTCAAAGACCGTGCCACACGAAGGTGAAAAAGTTTTCGGCACATGGCACTTTCTTGTTGCTGTGCCATAAAATGACGCTACAAGGAGGGCCATGAGCAACACCAACACCAACACCAACGCAGCGGGCGCGACGAGTCCCGCACCAACACAGGAACAGATCAACGAGTCGCAGATCGCAAACGCAGCGAGCAGGACAGCCGCCCGCCGCCTGCAAAACGAACTCGACAACCTCGCACAAAACTTCAACCACGCAATCGAGCGGGCCGAGCAGTATGCGCAAGCCGCCCGTGCAGCATACCAAGCCGCCCGCGAAGTATCACCACAAGACCCGCACGCATGGGCGCGGTATGAGGGCGACATTAGCCGAGCCGCCGAAATCCTAGACGTTTTGGAACGCGCCGAGGACAAGATCACCAGCCTCGAAATGTAAGAATCACGGACAAAAAACGACCATGAAACGCTACAACTACAACGCCCAGCCTTTAGAGGGCGACCTTTACGAATGCCCAACCGAGGACGGGATCGGCATCACGTTCGACTGTCTCGTGACGGCGGACGTGAGCCACGGCGGGAAACTGACCACATACACACACAAAACCTTCCTCGCACGCGGAGCAGGAACCTACCGCGACGAGCACGGCCAAGAAACCCCCTGCATCAAACAGAGCCGAGCCGAGGCGCAAGCCTTCGCGGACGCGGTGAACGCGGTGGGGGTGATTGACTTGGACGAATGGGAGGAAACCAGCGGGCCAGACAGCACGCTAGAGGAACGTCTCGCCGTATACGCAGCACAGGAGCAGGCCGAACGAAACGCCGAGCGATTCCGTCACTAAACCACGCCCGATCAACCATCCAGCTAATGAAAAACACCACGAAAACACAAACACAGCGCGGCACCTGCCCCGAATGTCGGGCCGTATTCACGTGGGGCCGAGGCCAACACGAAACGGAGAACCCCTACTGTGACGACTGCCAAAACCACTTGAGCGAAACCAGCAACGAACGACACACACAACATTTGAGCGACTTCATAGACGCAGAGTAGAACCCACACAAGAAAGGAGGGACGACAAAGCCCGCTCGCCAGTAACACGGCAAGCGGGCATTTCCCTTTTTACGGGAAAACCGTAAAAACCCTTGCTTGACTGGCGGCAGGAAGTCGGGCAGAGGTCACAGGCATGAGCACGCCAGCATTCACAGCCCACGAACTAGCCGAGCAAAGCCAACAAGACACCGAGCAAAGCCCTCACGGACAGATTGGCACACATCCCTCGCAACCACTCGCCGCACACCTAGAAGGAGAACGCGCTAAGGCGGTATATTGGACAACAGACGAAGAAGAACGAGCGAGCAAAGCGGCAGGAGGGACGAACGAAGGATGGGAGAAGCACATCCTGCGCGACGGCTCCGAGGTGACATTCCTCCCAACCATCGAGCAGCGGGCATATCTGGCGATCCTCGCCAACTTCCCCGCCGAGCGGATGGCCTGCAAGCGTGCCAAGGTCACGGTGCAGACTCTCAGGCGTTGGCGACAGGATGAAGCGTTTAGGGCCGTGGAAGCCGACGCCGCCGCCGATGCCGTTGATGCACTCGTAGCGGATGCATGGAGCGCAGCCACCGAGGGCAGGCTGGTGCCTATCTACCAGATGGGCCAGCTTATCGGATACAGGCGCGAATACAGCGAGAAGCTACACGTCGAACTCCTCAAAGGACTACGGCCCGAAGTCTTCGACCGCCGAGCACTCAAGACCGAGCAGACCACTAATAACACGGTCATCATGGCAAGCCCCGAAGCGATCCGCGATGCGGTCAGGCGACTCTCGCCCACGGTATCGGGCCAACTATCGGCACCGAGCACCACGCCGAGCCTGCCCGAACCATAGCAGGACAGAGGCGGGATGGCTTATTGAGAATGAAGCCGTCAGAGAGAAGGTGTCCGAAAACGCGGGAAAACACCCGCGTCCGTCATACTAAATGAGAATCAAAACGCGAGCACGGGCATCCTAGAGCGTCCGAATCCGAGCCAATCAGCCACGAACTCGCCCCCGCTCACATCCCCGCCAGCCAATCCGATACGACGAGCGGGCACGACGGCATGGACAAGGACATGACGACAGCATGGCGAGGCGGCAGGCGCGGCGCATCCAGCCCACGGCGGCACGGCGGAAGGCAGACGAAGGCGGCGAGGCGCATCCGCCCAAGTCGGAGGTCTGGTATATTCAAC